CCCTCCCATGATCCGGGTGCCAATCGTCCGACAGCGCCGGTGAATCGCCACAATCTGCGAATCTCATCTGAAAGCTTGAAGATCGCACACTCTGGATGGTCGAGGTGACAGCTTTGATAATGCGCCCGAACATTCCCGGCATGGCAGGCCTCTATTATTTTTAACTCTTGATCAGTCATCATTTCGGCTCCCCTTTTCGATTTCTTCAATCAGGAACCGCAGACACCGTTCAGCCTTCTTCAGGTCCTGTATGCCATTTTTCTTTCGCCAGCGCCAGAGGTATTTCACGGCATTGCCGACCCAATACCCTGCAAATTCCTGATCAGTCATCATCGCACGCTGGGCCTCATGGCAGCACAGGCCATTGATGCCGATGTAGTGGTCTGGATCGACAGCCTTGTCGTCGCTCACTTTTTCATGCCCTCGTAGGCCAGTTTGTCGTCACGGTCCAATGAGGTCCAAAGCACGCTGTCATACACGGCAGGCCGGTATTCAGCCATCGCCTTGCGGTGTTCCACAATGGCATCCCTTAAAAACGCAATTCTAGCCGCCAAAAGAAGCGGGTCTGGTTGTATCCTGATCATTTTAATTTGATCATCCATTAGTCCACCACTTCCAAAAAATCTGAACGCCAACTGTGCCAATAACCGATGAAATTATGCTGACCATGACCACTAAAGTAAGTTCAAGCTTCCTAACCTCTTCCTTTAATTCTTCCATGGTCTTTGGCCGGTGCTGCGCTTCGTCCTCTTGCACGGTCTGCCTCCTTCTGATGCCTGTTGGCGGTCTTTTTTTTCTTGCAATCAGAACACAGTGCCTTGCTTGCCGACGCACGGTTGCCGCACATCCATACGCACGGCCCTCCAGACTTGGCAATCTCAGTCAGGATCGACATCCTCACCGACGAATACATCCTGCGCCGAATCGACCCATTGTAGCCTGCGCTCTGTCGTGCAGCCTCAGCACACGCCTGACGCTTCGCCTCCATCATCTCGGCCTCACTAACAGGCACCGTAGACTCGTACGCACGCTTTTGTTGCCTCAGTGCCTTGTACACCGCATACGCATCACACGCATCGTTGAATTCAATTTCTGTGTATTCCCTGCCAATCGGCGGCTTCAGCACTCCAGCCCTGATAAGCTTGGTCACCGCTATGCCTGAGACACCGATTCGTTTGCCCAATGCGCTGCGTGAATACTTTCGTGTCAGGGCCGATTCAATAACTATCAGACGGTCACTCAGCCTGCTGATCAGACTCGACAAACCGGACACCGTTAAATCTTGAGATTGGCACCCACATTTTGAGCATGGGCATGTGGCCATGTTCATATTTAAATCTGATTCCACTGGCCACCACCTCCGCACCCATATGAATTAACCGTTTCACCCTGCCATGCTTATCGATGTGCAATTCCCAAGCAATCGTGTCGCCGCTGTCCATCATTTGCCCTCCAGATACGAAAGCACGCACCATAGCATCTCCTGAATGATGTACGGGTCCCGCAACTCCCACTTCCCACAGGCATAAAGAACCTTGCGAAGCACATAATCAGCAGTCGCCGTGTATCGGCTCGTCGGGATGATCTCAAACAGCACGGTTCTACGATATTCCGTGAACTCAGTCCGGTGCATGACCAGCCAGACAAGACCATTCTTGTCGCTCTCAATAACCGAAAAATAAGGCTCGGCTTCCGTGCCCATCACTTCTTCCTGAGCGTGTTGACTAACTTGGTTTTGCCTGTGACATCCAGCCTGAACACATCAAGCTTCACCACATCGGGTGCCGATAAATAGACCTGAGCGATGCGCTCAAATGATTCATGTGTATTGTATTTTCGTGTCTTGAACGCCTCACCGTCAGCATTCAACACCCACGCATAAAATTGTTCAGGCATCACGCCACCGAATGACCACAGCACCAGTCCACCACCACACGATGGCTAACATCATGCACCGATTCATCACAAGAGTATAGTGTTGTGACACATGGCCGCACAAGGCCAATTCAACGAACCCACAAGCCCATCTCATCAAGCTTGGTGACCAACCATTCCGGCCAGTGGTACTCACCCTTCACTTCAACAGCCGTTTTCTCAATCACCAGTTTCATAAAGCTGTCGAATTCGCTCTCCAGTTGGTGGTATTTGTGCCGTAGTCGCATGTCGTCACTCATCACTCACCTCCCGGCAGCGTGCCGATTGGTCGCCAGAATTCAACACGGTCCCGATTTAACCCGCCAGCTGTGCATTACTACGGGCAGCAAGCGTTTGAAGGTAGTTCAAGCCGTCTTTGTATACATTTTTAATTTTCACCCTCGACAATTGCACCTCTTTGCAAATCTCATCAAGCTCTTTACCTTCCATCCGCTTCAACCACACCTCTTGCCATAGCGGCTTTGGTAACCGCCGAATCAACACAAGCAACTGCTCCCTACACTCATCACGCCTGATCTTCCTTTCAGTCGAAAGGTCCTCAGCGCCAAGGTCCTCGTCCTCACCGATTCGCTGCGTTCGCCGGTAATCCTTCTTTACGGACTGTATTTCTCTTATATAATCAAACATGCCGTAACGCATTGAAATCCACGCATGGGTTGAAAACTTGGACTTGCTTGGGTCATAGCGCCGTGCGGCATGAACCAGAAAGACCATACACTCGGCCTGCCACTCATCGTGATTCAAACCGTGTGGTGGCGGGAAACGCCTAGAAAACTTTAAAGCTAATTTTATGTTGTCTTCGACCAACCGTTGCTGGTCTTCATTCAAAGGATTCACCGTGCAAGTCTCCGCACATCATCTTGAACAATTTCGCCTTCAGGGAATCGAACCCCAACGCACACACCAGCCGACGAACATGAAAGTAGCACCGATTTGTGAAGGGGCCATATTCTAAATGGCCTTAATGTTTAGACCCAATAAGGTTTGCCGTCCTTAACATTCCCCCCGGTTTCACATTCCCAATCGCACGAGGGATCGATCAGGATTACGGGGCAACTTAGCCCCGTAAAATACCGTAGGCCGTCATAGTCCAGTCCCCCGGACACAACGCCTACACCTGACATAGCAGGCAACCACAATACTACGAAGTATGCCTTGCCGGTGCCAGTGGTGGGTACTCAGGAAATCCTGAACCCACGCAGCCTGCGATATTCCCACAACTCCTTGCCGGACACAAGCCTTCCAAGGATGTGTGATTCAAAATCGTAAGAAAAAACATCCGGTACTTCTTCCCCGGTGTACCAGTCGTAACACACCACCATCACGGTGTTACCGCCTGCGGTGACACAACCATCACCGAACTCTCATTCCGCCAGACCCTGAAATTGATCAACCAACCGCCGATAGGCCTAGCAGCACGACCCTTTTCTGCGTGCCAGCCATCCAACTCGTCCTTGTAGGCACCACAACGCAAAAACAACTGGTTCTGCTTGCGAAGCTTGCCAAAACTGTCCGTATGCAAGACCACATTCTCGTCTGCGTTGCGCCGATGCACATGGCCTGAAATAAATATATCTGCCTGATACATAGACCTAGTTCTGGAATTATCTATTAGGCCCCGTGTTATCTCCCCACCCCCTCCATATCCATGGTGATAGTGGAGTGTTAATGTCTTTGAATGTTTATGACTGTCGTAAAACTTCAGGTTTACAAAGCCCCAATAGCCGCCTTCCTCGACTGGTGAGCCGTATGCCTTGATGCCTTCCAAGAAACGGCTGATCAGGTTCGTGTCATGGCGCTTGGCCACCGATGTCTCGTGATTGCCGGGTGCAACCACCGCAAGGATGTCCTTGTACGGTTTGAACCATTCAACGGCTGTTGAAATGACACTGTCAAAATATCTGCCGCCACGGTGTTCAGGCCGCAGGCTTTCCTGTGACGCTCTGGGGTCCCATCTGCCTTGCATGACATCAAACAGGTCGCCACCGATGATCACCGGGATATTCTCCGCAAGTGCCATGTCTAGGTGGGCCTTCAGGGTCACCCTGTCACACTGCTCGGAATCCCAGTGCAGGTCTGTCAGGCACAACACCGCCGGAACATCTTTCGACATCCTCTTGACGCTGAAAGTGATCTTGTAGACCTTGTCGTCCGTCTTGGACACAGACCATTCAACACGCCTCATGGTTCTCCCCTTTCGGAATAGCACCGCATACACCACGGGTCACGATCGCTGACCTCTGACTTGTCTCGCCTTGGATCAACAAGCCATCGGACAGGCTTTTCCCCGCCGCACATGCCACACACACCCTCCATGGTGCCGGGCCCTTCTGGCCACTCCGGCTCGGTGGTGAAATGGTCGAATTCAGGGGAGTCTAAAAACAGGTCTGCTGTTTTCAGGATTTGCTCAAGTTCTTTTTGCGATGACTTGCCCTCTAGAAACGAATGAACACTTTCAACAACAGTGATAAGAACCGACTCAGTCTCTTCAGTGTGGTTTGCCATACCCTTTGAAAATGCAAGCAACTCACGCCGAAGGGCGTAAACAAACCCAGAAAACTCACGGTCACGCCTGACAGCGTCCGTGTGCTTCTTGGTGGCAAGACTTTGGGCGAATGCCGAAAAGGCCTTGATCACGCAATTGCGTGCCTTGGAGTACCAATAGCTTGACTCTTCCACATCAAAGCCCTCACGCAGCTGGAATGATGGTTACCCGGCAGATTGCAGAATCTTTTTTCTTGACCGGGTCGCTGTAGGTGATGGCGATTCGTCGGACGATGCGGCAGTTGTCGTCGGTGATTGTGCCTGCCGTGACAAACAGGTCGAGCGTAGCCTTGATGCAGTTGTCGATGTCACGGGACATCGACCACCCGCTACCACCGACAATCTCAATAATGACCTCGCATCTGTCGTGCGGAAACCGCTTTCCAGAGAAGGTCAGTTTGAGTAGATCGGTATTGAATTTGAGCCATCGATTGTAGATGGCCGTCTTGAACGCACGCCCTGATCTGGCGTACCTCCAGATTCGATTGACCGATGGAGGCATACCAATCAGGTCCACCGTCCACGCCGTCATGCTAGATAACCCGATCCTTTCCGATAAACATCCCGAATCCGGCTGGGGAGTACGGGACTTTCTTATCTTGGGGATGATGCAGGGACTCGCCGTTGGCGTAACGCTCGGACAAGACTTTGATTTTTTCGTCTGAGCCGGGTTCTGCCGTGCAAGGCATTTTTGGTGGGGGAACTTCTTTAAGCCTGTCCGATTCAACAAGCCCATCTTTACCCCCGTAAAATTCACGCACAGCTTCGTCCTTCCAGCAATCGTCGCACAGTCTGCGCCGCTTGGTCCACCCTTGGCCGACAATGCAGTGGTCGCATGGGGTTGGTACGCCCTTTGGCCCTTTGGCCTGCGCCCTGCGTCTAAAACACTCCTGACAACAACCACGCTCAAAATGAATCTTGTATTTGCCGCAGCTAATACAGGTAACCTTTTTTTCCTGTGTCATCAGGAGAACACCTCGTTGCACCATAGTGTCAGCAGTATCTCCGGCTTGTAGTACCTGATCAGTTCCTTGTCGAAATCATCAATGAGTTCGACCGGAGAGGCGACAAGCACTCTCCCTTGGCGGGAGAATGTAATGCCCTTGATCTGCAAATGCAACTGCGCCTCGGCTGGGTGCCGAATCAAAGGAGGCTCTCCACGAAGATCCTCTTGGTCTTCGGGTCGATTTTCCGAATTATTGTTCTCGTCTCCTCCAGATGGCGTATTGCCCGGTAGATCGATGGTGCGCTGAACCCCTGACCGATCAGGTGCGCTCTCAATCCGCTCATCAAACAAGTCGAGTTGTCGAGTATGTACACGATGATTAGTTCCTTCGCCTGCCGCTGCCTGTCTCCGTACAGCCCTTCCGCTTCCCATGTTTGCCTCCGTGTTCTCATATGCGCTCCGGTCGTTGTACGGTTGTACGGTTTAACAGGGGGTATACAGTATTTGTAAACCGTACAAGTGTACATTGTGTGTTTTAACATATTGATAAGATGGGCGATGTACACTTGTACGGTTTAACTACCGTACTAGGACGCACCGTAAACCGTACAAGTGTACATCCCACGAATTACTCAGACAGCCTAACCCACCGCTTGTCGTTTTCGTCGGTGTAACGCTCCGCTCCCATGTTGTCCAAGGCATCAAACAAGACCTTGGACGGTAGCCGGTGGTTTGCTGCTGCATCCTTTACAAGCTGAGAAATGGGCTTGGGGCCGCTTTCCAGCATCTCTTTGAGCCACGAGGTGGCTTTGGGCATCATGTTGCCTGTAGCGCCGTTATTGCCGCCAGCAGACCCATCCCCAAGCAATTCGGGCGGGTTCTGGTCGTACTCGTTGCAAGCTTCTTTCATGGTCACGCCAAGGGCCGGTGGCTTTAGAGTGCTAGTCTTATCAACCCATAGCCTTCTTCTGCTCTCTTCTGCCGTCTCAGGCTTACATAACTTTATCACCTGTCTGGTTGCACCCACAATGCGCCTGCCAAGCGCCTCGCCACCCTTGGAAAGGTGGGTGACCAGAACCATGCCCACGCCGGTACGCTGGGCGATTTCGGCAAACGGCTTGAAGACCTGCTTGGCATCCTCCGGGCGGTAGGTGGCTTTGTCGGTCACCATGCCTACAGTGTCGATGAACACCAGCGCAGGCTTCACCCGCATGATCCGGCGCTCAAGGTCACGCAACTGCTCAGGCTTGTCGAGGTTGGTGCCTGTGAATGGGTTGGACTTCCGGGCATTCATCACCACCGCTTCCAAGGGGATTCCCATCTGCTCTGGAACATCGGACATTTCGGCGTACTGGCCGTCTGCCGGAATCCACAGGGTCTTGGTCCCCGGCTCAAAGGTCGCAGGCTCACCGTCTGGCCATGGCAGGGCGTGATAGATGCGGCGTGCAAGGTCCATGGAAAACCGGGTCTTGCCCACACCCGGCTCTGCCGCAAGGCATGTGGTGGCACCCAACTGAATCCAGCCCTTCCACGCCCATCGTGTGGTCATATTAGACGCTTTGATGTCAGCCGCAGTGGCATCAGGCTCGTCGTCGTCCTGCGCTTCAGCAACAGGTGGAAGCTCCGGTTGCACACCGGAACTTTGTGGTTGACTTTGGTTCAGTAGGTGCCCACGGTTGGTGGCATTTTTTGCGGCATCCTTGAACTTGTGAACCAGTTCCTTCTCGGTCCATGGTGGAACACACCTGCCGTTCCAAACCTTGATCGCCTCCAGTGCCTCGTCATGCGTGAGGTCAAAGCCCTCAATCAGAATGCAGGCCACATGGTAGGTGGCACTATGGCCATTCTGACCACTGATTGCCGGTGGAATCTTGTCGAGGTAGGCGATTGCCCTGCGAACCTTGTCCACCGCTTGGTAGTCACGCTCCACCTTGGCTCTGGCCTCGTCTTGGGCCTTCCAGAGGGAGATCAGGGAAGCGCATGACTTGGTGTTCTCGTCCCGGTGGGCCTTGATGTCGTCGTCTGGTCGCAGCACACACAAACTGTCACTGTATGGCACAAGGAATGACGACCGATGGGGGCGCTCGTCTGTCGATTCCCCTTTGCGTGCAACCGTACCATAAAGCTTCCAAATTCTGCTGGCGTTGAATGTTTTGACATCAACTTTGGCCTTGTCATTGCCGTATCGCTGATTCAGACCGTACAGGATTGACTGGCATGTGGTTCGTGACCCCTCATCGTTTGGCATGTCGATGGGGTAGCACAGGTGCCAGCCATTCCCTGAAAAGCCCATGATCGGGCCGCACACATCCGAATCATCCATCGACCCATACACGGACAGGGCCACATTCCACGCAGCATTGCGCTCGTCTTCACTGGCATTTGAGTCTGCTGGCCTGACCGGGTCCACATCCACCAGAAGCCATTCACGCTTCAGGATGTCCGCATCAGTGGTGCCCATGCCTGACTTGGCGATGGTTACCTTGTTCTTGCTGCGCTCCAGAAGCTCCGGGTTAATCGGGTTGGGAATGAAATACACCCCCCTGCAATTCATTTGAAGATCAACAGCACAACGGGCCATCTCTTCCAGATGCTCACCATCAAAGAATCCCAGATAAATCTTGTCACCGAAGGCACGAAGTTCGGTCACCTGATCCTTTGCGATGAAACGCTTGAGGTACGCCAAGCACCGCTTCACATCGTCTTCCATGCATCAACTCCCCATAAACCAAACCCAAAAAACATCCCGCAGCCGGGGGCTTGCACCCCGGTGCCGCTAAGTCTGCGGGTAAGATTATTACTGGTGCGTTCCGATCAATCAGAACGGCATACCATCCGATTCAGGCATGGAAACCTTGGGGGCCTCCGAAATCAGACCTGAAATGTTCAGGTTGTGGTATCCCTTGTTGGTCACCTTGATGTTCCCCTTAAATGCCTTGCCACTCAGGGTTGGAACCGCCTTGGGCATCTCCACGGACCACTTCTTGCCATTGGCTGCGGTCCATGTCTGCGCTGGAAGGCCCAACAGTACCAGATCGGAACCGAAGTAGTTAGCACTTTGTTCTGACCGGAAGAAATAAGTTCGGTCGAACTTGGAACCAACCATCTGGCCCTTGGTGATCTTCAGGCCAAAGCGCACGATGGCCTCGCCGGTAGACGGAATCCGGTCCAGCTTCGCCTCCTCAATCAGGAACTCGTACTCGCCCTGCGGCAAGTCGTTGAGGTTCACAAACCGGGTGGTGGACTCCGGGTTGTAGGTGTTGTCGAATGAGGAAAAATCGTTTGAAAATTCACTAGACATCGTAGTATCGCCTTTCGTGATGAAAAAAACACTCAAACAAAACTGGCCAACTGTTTGCGGCCACGACCGGCTGCAACCTTGCTGACCCACTCCGAATAGCCGTGAAGACGGCGAACGGAATGATCGACGAACCAGAGGCTTTTCTTCGCACGGGTTAGTGCGACATAAAGCAGGTTCAATTCTTGGAAGTCCGGGCTTGATGGGCACAAGCCGGGCTCGTAAAACCACACGGTGTCGGCCTCAAGGCCCTTAGACCGATGGATTGACGACAGAGTGATCCTACCGCCATTCGTGTCGGCAAACAGGCTGGCACACTGTGTTTTTAAATGTTCAAGGTCACGGCTCACCTGAATCAAAGTCATGACGCAGTCCGCACGGTCTTCAAACTGCTGACCGGCATTGGAATCGTGCGGGGTCTTTTCCTTGGCGATTTCAACCTGCTGCGCTCTCCACTGGTCAACCTTGGCCGACAGGTCCATCAGCGTCTTGGGCCGCAGCTTTCGCACCAAAAGCTGGATACCCTCACCAATCTTGCGGCCACGCACATAGGCTGGTTTGCCTGCGGCAATCATCTTGTAAGCAAGGCTGATCAATGGTGCATTGTTGCGGCAGATCACCATATCACCGGGCTTTGCGTAATGGATTAGCTGCAATTGGGTTTTCTCACCAACATCACCGTCGATGGCACTCGCAGACGGCATAATCTTGGGCACCAGTTTTTGAGCCAGTGCAAGGTGGGAACCGGGGCACCTCCAGCACACCGACAGGGGGAACTCTGTGGCACCAAGACCATCACGCAGCCTGTGGAAAGAATTTGAATCAGCACCGGCAAAGGCCATGATGGCTTGCCTTGGGTCACCGATAATAATCTTTCGCTCGGCCAGCGCAAGCGCAAGTTGTTGCTGCGCCGGGTTGAGGTCCTGCGCCTCGTCAATCATCATGGTCTTGTAGATCGGGAAGGTCAAAAGACCGTGCCGGATCGGCATGGCGATCATGTCATCGAAATCCACCCCATCTGTGTCGTTGATGGTGTCGGTGTACAACTCCACCGCTGCCAACCGGATCGACTCGCCAATCTTGCCATCAGGCAATTCAATTCCCTGCCTGAGCGCCTCCGCATCAATAGTTTCGGATGTGGTTTCCTCGTTGAAACCCTGCTGTTTCATCATGCTGACGATGTCCAGTACCGAATTGTATTTGTCTTCAAGGCAGAGCCTTCCAGACTTGCGGCTGGCAAAATGCCAGCTTGGGCGCAACCGGATCAAAGCATTGCGGGCCTTGTGTTCCTGCACCGTGGAACCAAACCGACTGCCAAGCAGGCGTAGACCATACGAATGCATGGTGGCGGCTGTCGCTGTCTCAGGCAGCTTAGTTTTCAGTTCACCGACGATGTGGGTGTTGAAGGCTGCGAAGCCCACATCCTCACCTGCAAGGCGTGCGCCTTCCACGGCTGTCGTCGTTTTGCCAGCGCCTGCCACCGCATTGATGGTCAGATTGTCCTGCGTGTCGGCAATGGCGCTAAAAATGGCGCTTTGTTCAACCGTCCAAGTTCGATCAGACATAGGATGCTCCAAAAACAGATTTTGAAAAACCACAAAAAGGCCAGATGTAGAGGTCTGGCATGACAACCGGAGGGAATCGAACCCTCGCACGCTAGCACCAGCCAGCAGTCGTCTACGGTCAGGACTGTGACTTTTGGGCTACACGCTGGCGAAGGTCTTCAATCAGCAGGCTACCGCTGTTTTTGTCAAGCTCCTTGGACGATTGCACACCGTACTGGGTGTAGATGTGCGCTTTCAATTCGTCGGTGATTCCCCCCAACTCCTTGAGCAGAATTTGAACCTGCTTGATTTGCTGAGGCGTGATGGGGTCAACGGCAACCGGCACCTCTGCCTGTGGCTCAGGCACCGCTGCTTCCGGCACAACACCGTCCAGCCATCCAAGCAGTTGCTTGGCCAGACCGGCACCCGGCTTGGTCACCACCGCACCGTCAAGGCTCGGAATCCGACTTTTTGAAAACACCACCTGATGGTCGAGGTTCACATCGCCCACCAGATCAAACTCGTATTCCATGCCATCACGCTGAACCGCAGCAAGGCCAACCTTTTTGATGCTGGTCTTGCCTGTGCGCTCGTCCCTTTCTTGCACATACTCGGTTTTCGAGCGCATGGTGGCAATCACATGGCAACCGGCACCCACGATGGCATCAATCAGCTGGTTGTGCAGGGGGGTGACATTGCGCCATGCACCGAAGGTGTTGGCGGTTCGCATTGCGGCTGCGGCTTTGTCCACCTGCTCCAGCGCACCATCTTTGCCTGACCATGCGTGAGACAGGCTGTCGATCACCACGGTTTTGTAACCGGCGGCAACTGCGGCATGAATCGCTTTCACATAGGTTTCAGGGCTGAAGGTGTCGAGTTCCAGCACATCGAACTCAAACAGATCGGCGTATTTGCTGGCGCTGCCATGCTCGGTGTCGATCACCGCAACAGGGCCCTCCAGATTGCAGGCCACAGCCAGTGCGGTGTAGGTCTTGCCAGAACCGGACGGGCCAATCAGGGCCAGACGCAGCTTTGAACGGGACTTCTGAGCTTTTCTGAAATTCAACATCGTAGTGTTCGCCTTGTGATAAATCGTCGTAGTTGTCGCCGGAACTCCCGGCTGTTTTGATTCTACGACACCAACCCCTGTGTGTCAACACATACCCATTGATGTCCACACCGGCCCTGTTTAGGATGGGTGCAGGAGAACAGTATGAAAGCCAAGCCAAAGCCAAAAAACATTGACCGGCACACCAGCCCACGGATCGTCGCCCACCTTCCGACGGACCTGTTCAACCGGCTGCGGGAACACGCAGCCTTGTCTGATCGGACGATCACATGGGTGGTGAAAGAATCCCTCACGGCTTACCTGTCCTCGTTCGACAAACGGTGACAGGTCAGGCATTCACCATGAATGGTTGCGGGCTGGAGCGCCTTGCAGGTCGAACACAGCCCTTCACCGAACAGGCCCCTGCTGGCCTTGCGTAGCGGCGCCATGGCATTGGCTACGGTCAAGGGGTCCACGCTGGCACCATCGTCTGTGATGCGTGAGGCGTGGAATTCAGCCTTGGCCTGTGCCTTTTCAAGCGTCTGCTCATGACCCAGCCTGTGACGACCAAGGTACTTCACAGACCACCAGAACCCACGGCCTGACTTCGGAGGCTTAATCGAAACAATAACTTCGCCCATTGCATGTCTCCTATTACCTAAACTTCTGCTTGGCCTTCTGGCGGTTGCACTTGCGGCAGATCGGGCGCCTGTGGCCCTGCACCCTGTCACAGGGCACATACCCTGCCAGTTCAGCCAGTGACCATGCAATGCGGGGCAGGCCCTTCACATTGGTGGCACAGGCAATGCCACAGGCGTGACACTCTGCAAAACACACCTCTGGTGGTAGGTAATGCGTTGTGCCTGCTCGGTCGTTGTATGACAGTATTTCAGATCCCATTGGTGTCAATATCCTTTCGGTCTACTCTTGCCACACGCACACTGCGGGGGGCGTTGATTGCCAAACGCACTTCGTTCCTGTCGATGAAATTGAAGTCAACCTTGATGACCACCCATTCGCCATTACGCTCAAAAGACAGGGTGACCCTGTCGCCAGTTTTACGGGACATGCCAAGCCAACCAGAGCCCTTTTTCGCATTAGATTCAATCATTTTACTACTCCCAAACTACTTTGAAGGATTCACCACAGTTGGAACACTTGCCAACCTTCTGGTCGAGGCGGATGTTTTCCTCATGGTCGCAGTGGTAGCACTGCCAAGCCCACGGGCTGCTTTCCAAGGGGTACCTGTCATCAGGCGATTCCACAAACGGGAATAAGCACTCTCTTGGGTATCCATACTCTGGAACTTCAATTCCAAGGTGCTTTTCTAGCCATTCGGCCACAAGCCTGCGGTGACAGGCGGCACCAGCTTCTTCGTAGCAGATCAGCACAGCGCCATCGCCAAGGTCATTTGCCAGCTGCTTAGGGTCTAGTTTGGCTAGAACCTCACGCTGGAAAGCCTCGGCATAGCTGGTCCAATCGTAGTGGTCGCCCATCGACTTTTTTGGTGCCAACCTGCGATCCCAACGGCGCTTCCAACGGGGTGCCCAATTGCATATTGCGACACACTTGTCCTGAATTTCAGGCGGGTATGTTTTCACATCCCTGAGCCTTCCTGTATAAATCTTAAGCTTCGACACATCCATGGAATGCCCCTAAATTTGCGATATGGCGGGGTCTGGCCCCAAAAGCGGCCAAAGCCCCACCCACGACGGCCAAAACGGCCCACAGGCCCATCCTGACGCAGGCAGGCCCCATCTCCCCTGTGCTGTCACCACAGGGGGTCAGGGGAATGCCTGTGCTACAGGCTGCGGTATTCGGGTTTCACCTCGCAGCCTTCCAACCATGCATCCAGACCTTTGGGGGTCAGGCGCACGGTTGCACGCAGGAACGCTGTACGACCCAAGCAATCCTCCCAGCTATGGCTGGGAAACTCTACCAGACCAAGTGACCACAAGCGCAGCACGGTGCGCTCGTCAACCTTGCGGCATTGCGGCCAGCCAGTGCGGCTATCGTCGTAAACCTTCAGCCTGCCCCCCCAGTATGCTGGATCATTGTGCGGGTGGTTGTGATCCTTCAAGTACTTAAGCAGTCTAAATTGTGCCTTTGAAAGCTTCATCAGAAATCCCCCCTTGCAGCGAATTCCAATTTGGTGCCCCTGCGAATCTGTGCAGGGGTGCGGTGGTCGTTGAACTCGGAACACATGCGGCGGGCCTCCTCACGGGTGAGTCCCTTGCAGACGATCTTTTTGTTTGCGCTTGCAAATGATGCAAAGCAAATCGCTGACCTGCGAAACACAATGTAGTTATTTTCCACCTTCGGAACTCCTCTTTGGCTTTGAAACCATCCAAAACTCTTCAATCAGGTTACCATCGTCGTCGTAAACCATCTGGTGCCCCCAAACGCTACCATCGGACGCTGTGAACTTGCTGGGCGCAAGGTCGTGTGGGTTTGCGGCGTTGAACTCGGCGTAAGCCTGTGCGTATTTCATGGGTTGCCCTCCACGGTAACATCGTCATCAAAAGACCAACCATCGAATGACGCAAGGCCCACCTGCACACGCACAACGCCTCCCTCGGCGTTCCTGAACGACCTGCCCCATTCCCTTGCGTATGCAATTGCACTCTCGAATGTCTCGAATCGCTGATAGCACTGCCCACGCAGGCCAAGGTCAATCTGAATTTCATACTCTGCGTTCATAGCCAATAACCTCCAATCGTTGGTGTTAATTAAACTTGAATCCCTGTGTCCCTGAGAATATCCTCCTTGCTGAATCTTCCATTCAGCACCATCCACCTTGCGTGTTGCTCCCTGACAGACGGCGACAGCGGGATGGTGTCATTCCAACCATCGTGGATAACCCACTCAGAATCAAATTTGGACAAACTGAGTGTCAAATTGATTCGGTAGCCTGACACGGTGACAGTCGAGCCTGTGCGCTCAAACATGCACCCATGCCAATCCACAATCCTTGTCCTTGACTCTGGGCTCAGGGCCACATGCTCTGCCCAGTCAGCCCTCAAGCAGTAGCCCTGTAAAAAGTCTACAACTTTCATCTTCAAACCCTCCAATCCTTGGTGTCAGCTGAGCGGGCGCAACCTAGCGCCAACCTCTGCTTGACTTTCATTGAAGCTTTCCAGCCATTTTCGCTGACTGCACACCTGATGGTCGGCACTCAGGTTGTCGGTGTAGCCATTCCAGAAATCAGAGTATTTTGCTACATCCAGAGGTGTAAATTTGCCAGTCAGGCAGGAGTGGATGCGCTCGGTTGGCCTGTCGCCCTCAGTAGTTGCCACCTGCAACTGCCTGTGCCCCAGTACGGTCCCCAGAACACGCAAGGCTGCGGCTTGGTGGTTTTGGTCAGCACTCAGTTCATGCCTGTAGGGGATAATTTGGGCGCAGCGCCTCGACGGCCCACTGTTGGCCCATGTCTGCCCATGGACTTTCACGCTAATGCGTGCGCCACGGCTGTCGGTCGGACTCAGGTATTTTGTCGTAATTGAGACATGCATAGTCGTAAACTCCAATCATTGGAAACACGGACTGGCACCAGCCAGCCCCCACGCCCCACCCCTGTCACGGGTGGGGTTAGGGGGCGGGCTGGTTAGGCATTCCAGCCATTCAAAAAGCGGTTGCAGAAGACCCTGCGGGCCTGCGCTAGGTCGTCGCAGTAAACACCATCAACGCAGTACCATTTGCCATCGGTGTGGCCATCTGTCGGCAAAAACGCAGCCCAGACCACATACTGACCACGGTAGAGGCAAAGCACCCCAGTGGTGTCGGCTGGCAGGCAGATGCTGGCAACAACTTCGGCACCATTAACAAGTTGAAGGCTCATCGTCAGGACTCCCATCTTGGGTTCGGTGTCAGGTCAGAATTGAACTGACACCCCCATTGAACCATGTGTGGTCACACAGCACAAGGGGTCTTTTTTGAGATTTTTTTCAGGCTCTTTCAGGCCACACACGGACCTCAAATTCGTATGCGGCCTCTTCGCACGCCTGACTGCCCTGCCTGCCCCAAGTTTTTGCCCACACTTCGCCAAGAACCTGTAGCTGCCTTTCGGAGAAATTTGAGAGCGGATTGGTCTTCAATCTGGCAATCATGTCTTGAATGAACGGTGAGCCAGATGTCACGGGCAGGCGCTCAAGAATCCACAGGTTGTCAGTGGCTGCGGCGGCTGCGGTTGTAGCCTGAGCTTCGGCCTCACGCTTCTGCTTCAATTCGTAGTTGGTTAGTCCACCATTGGCGGAACGCTGGGCTTGAAGGTCTGCCTGAATCGCAGCCTCACGCTGTTCTCGCCTTGCAAGTCGCTTGGTCTCACGGGCCTTAGCGGCCAACTGATTCTTCAGGCGCTTGACTTGTGTGGTCAGCACATTGTCGGCACGACCAAGCTTCAGCACGCAGTCACAGCCAACGGCGAATCTTCTACCATCGGCAGACTTAATGTGGTAAATGTTGGCAATGCCTTGGCCACAGTAGTCACAACAGCCCATAGGCTGGCCAGCAGAGCCAACCTCGGTGCCATCGGCCAGCTTACGGGGTCCAACTTCATAGCTGTGCCCTGTGCAACGGAAAGGGGCAAGACCAAGCCCTGCAACTTCAAACGGGTGAACGGTGCTTACTTCGGACATGATAAACTCCCATCTTGGGTGCATACTTCCAACCACAAGCCACCCCACAGCGGGGTGGCTTAACCTTCAGCAATTTTAGACCTCTTTAAGCGCATTTTCAACTTCCCACACAATAGCGTCACCATTGTTATTCCAGCCATTTGATCGGACAGTATAGTCCTCAAAAAGTTCGTGCTTCTTTATGTAGTCTGACAGCGCACGAAGCAGCAAGCTGCGGGCATCAAATTTGTTCCAAGGGCATGGGTAATGGTAGGTCGTTGAATTTGACACATTGACTGCAAAAACGGGTAGCCACCCTGAAGACCTGTGCAGGGGCGTGGTCAACTGTACGCTCGAAATCTTGGTGCTAATGAACATTTGAGACTCCCATCGTGGGTTGTTTTTTGAGACACAGACCACACTACATGGTGCGGTTTCGCCTTTACAGGCTCATCAGTGTGTCAGTCGCCAAGGGTGCGAACCAGAGCGATGTTTTCCTCGGTGTCGTCGATCTCAGCGTCGATCAAATAACCTGCCACATCCACGGTAGGGTCAGTGTAGTGCTTCCCCTCGTTGTCGAGGATCAAATAGCGCACATGCGTGACCAGATTGAAAGTGCGTGTCGCATCGTCGGCAATGTCACGGTACAGGTAGCTGCTTTTCATCGTCGTCTCCCATCTTGGGTTTCGGTTGAATCAACTTGGCAGGGTTCATTAGAACAGGTGTGGTCACACAACGCAAGGGGTCTTTTAAAAATTATTTTTGGGGGGGGCACAGGCACCCTTTCGAGTGCCTGTTTCCCAGCCTGTTTACAGGGTTCCCAGCCCTGACAGGGTGTCAACCTTGCTCCCCAGCCTCTCACATTCGTCTTGGTGGAACTGAAATTCCAGAACCCTCAAAGACTCACGCAGGTTGCGATATCGGTCGCCTGTGGCCCCACGCAACTTCAGGATGGGGCTGCGGCCATTGATCCTGCCTGACAGCCTCGACAGGTAGCGGTCCAAGAGCTTCCAAGCATAACTGCAAATCTCCCTGCCTTTGTAGCTGTAGTCTGCAACCAGCCAAACATTGCGGGTGTAGTTGAGGATCAACCACACCTTATCGCAACCATCCAGCGCACGCTTGAACCCATCAAGGTCGTATTCGTAGTCTTCACCTTCAAGGGACCAAAGAAGCTCGGAAATTTTTTGCACATCATTGGTCAGTCTGTCGGTCAGGTCAGCGTTCATCGTTAGGCTCCCATCTTGGGGTTGTTTGTTGTCAGGTCGTTTTGGCCTGACAATCTCAGTATCGTCTGTGTGGTCACACAGCGCAAGTGGTCTTTGCCAATTTTTTCCATAATTTTTCCCAACAGCTGTAAAAGTTTACCCATCTTACCAAATCGTCGCTAAAGTCTTCCCAGACTACCAAGTTTCTTAAGGAATCTTAAGCAAGTTTTTATTTTTTTTGGTCGATGTTAAGGGTGCCCACCCCACCATATAAGAGGTGCCCCATGCGTACTGTTCTTCTGTTCACTACTTTTTTGACTGGTTGCGCTCACGCCAAGGTTCAAGTATCTGCCAGCTATCAAATATCGCCAGATGCCAAAATAGAGGCCACCCTGATCAGCCTTGAATCAAGACCAAACAGGGTGGTTATTGTCGAGCAGGCTGATTAGCTACTTGCCTGATCTGGTTTTATCATCTTGGTCTTGGGGTTTGAAATCCTCCCAAGTCGCTCTGCTATTCGCTCTTGGTTGAGCGTCATCTTGTCAAGGTTGACCTCGACTTTGTCGAGCGTCACCTCAAGCCGGTCGAGGAACTTGAAGTGCCTCCCCGCAATTAGCGAGAAGAACTTCCACAGAGCGCCGCCCACGGCTGCGATTGCCGCACCAGCCACGCCGATTTTCTCAGCCAAGCTGCCGAAATCACCAGTTTCCATGAAACACTCTCCACGGGCGGGAGCCTGTCAGGATTCCAAGTACTTTTTGATTAGCCGAATTGACAGGCTAATCAGGGTGGTGATCACGATTGGCGGCAGGAAGGCCTTCGCCTCCGGGTCGTCGGACGCATTCAGCGCCGCATCAAGGGCCTCGACATCGCCCATCTGGCCAGCGCCCATGACCACCTCGACGGGCATGGTGTATCCAAGGCCGTAGCCTGCAACCTCCCACGCAGCATGGATCACGGCGTTCCTGCCGGGTCCACGATTGAGAAGAGCGTCTTTCAACAGGCCGATGCTTTCCAGAGGAAGATCGGTTGGGTATGTGGTCACCATGTCAAGTCTCTCCAGTTGATGCGCCGGGTTGTAAAACCATTCACGCCAGCGAAGGCCCAGCTGTCCTTCTGCTTGAGCATTTTATCAACCACATCCGCATCGGCCCAGAAGCCTGCGGGGCTGGGGTTGCCTTCGCCTATCGGCCCGGTGTGCGCCGAAGCGCCCCAACTGTTCAGGATAAAGCCGCCCGCACGATTAGACTTCTTGTAGCCAACCAAGGCCATGCAGTGATTCCACACGCCGGACGGGCCTGCGAACCCCTGCTCATCACGCCGCATGGCAAACCCACGGTTGCTGCATAATGAAATCGCATAGCCGGACGCAAGTGCCTTGCACGCCTCGTCGAAGCTTTGAACCAGTGTGGCGTTAGTGATAGTGTTAATTTTGGAAACCGGCTCAAGGTCGTCAGGCGCTCCAGTGGAACCCCATTGCCGACACCGTGCCTCGTTGTAGGCGTTCAAATCGTACTTGCCATTGAAGTACATGCCACGGGCAAGGATGCCGTACTGGGTGCAGAACTTCGCAGCCCAAGCACCAACCGAACCATCGCCACGCAGCCTTTTTCCGCCGATCTCAACCCGTGATCCACCGTAGCAGTACTCTTGAACCAACGGCTTGAAAGTCTCACGCTCACCCGCAGCAATCTCGGCACACATCACATGCTCAATTGCGGCCACGGTTCCGAAGCTCACGCAACTGCCCACTGACCCTTGGTTCCTTGCCGGTAGTATGTCGCCTGTGACCTTGCGGCAGGCATCCCACAGGAAAACCTTGTCAGGGATTGCCTCAGCGTCTTGGCCTGCTGGCGTGTCGCCGAATACAGGAAAGGCTAATTCACCAAGGAATTCATCAACCGCACGCTCGTCTTCAACCCAGCCCTGCGTAAATGGCAGCATGTCGCTCACTTGATTGCCTCCAAAATGGCCGCAGATCGTGCCAGAAAGTCTTCGGTTGCGCTGCGGACTGCTGGGGTCAGCAATGCATCAGGCTCCTCTGGAAGGCTTGCCGCAAGCTTGTCGGACACGGTCGCACGGAGCGCCTGCAAACTGTCAGTCGGGATGCCGGTCTGAATCGACTTGATACCAGTGTACAACTGATCAGCAGTCTTCAGGGTCTGATCATTACAAAGCTTTGCTGCCTGACGCAGAGCCGCAGCAAGGTATCCCCTGTGGGTATACTTGTTGGCGTTCTGATCAGCGCCGTAGATGGCCCGGAGCGTTGCCTCCCACTCACTCACTGGCGGTGTTGGTGTTGGTGTCGGAGGTGTGGGGACAGGTCCGGGTGTGGGGTCTGGTGGTGGAATTGGAGTATTCCCATCGCCTGCTATGATCTCAGTGGTGGCGGTCACGGGCACATCACCCTCCACAGTCACGAAGTGCAGGTAGTACTTGCCGGGCTTGTAGCAAATTACCCGGAATGACAGCTTTCCAGAGGGGCCAACCTCTTGGAAAGCGTCACAATCACCACGGGGCGGAATCAAAATGGTGTTCTTGCCGGTTGAAGAGACTTCAATTCTGGCCAGTCGGTTGCACGGCGTTTTGACCTCAGCCGGTGCCTTGATCTCGGCAAATGTCAGCAGTGCTACTGCAAATGTACTCAGCATGGGCGGCTCCAGTTTTACGATCACCTAATGTCATTTTGATTGAAACCGGCCCACTTCTCAAGTCAGAGCTTATTTGACTCTCGCTTCAGAGTACCGAATCTTGTAAGCCAGCAGGTCATCAAGGCAGTGCGAATTGACCATGCGCCAATCCCGCAAGTGGCAGATATTCCAGTGGCAATCGTTGCACACGCTTACCAGATTGCACTCGTCTAGTTCCAAGTCCTTGCGGACATGGAACGGGATTATGTGGTGTACGGTCAGGTCCTTGATGTCGCCGCAACCAGCACAGAACGGGTTTTCTTTGACAAACCTGTTACGCAGCGCACCCCATTTGGGAGAGCGAGGTGCGCCTTCCCAGACTGGATTCTGACCGAATAGATTTGCAATCCAGCCCATTAGGTTAAATCCCAAATGCGCCAACGAGTAATGCCTATGTCATAAAAGGCCATGACTATATGGCCGGAACCAAGTGTGATATGATTACCATTGTGCGTAATAAATCGATTGGTTGCCGTGCTTAAAGCGTCTTGATTCTTCAGTGAAATATTGCTGTTTCCAGTATTGATCAGATAAATAATTCTCCCGTCCAAATGGGTGCCCGGACCCGGAACTAATGGACCGACTGTAGGTGGAGCAATTCCCGTAATGTCGTAATTTCCAGAAGAAAAGCACCTGTGAACTGTTTCGTTGCCAAGAGACAAATTGTTGGCATTGCTAACTAGATTTAAAAAGCCGGTTGTGTATGCAAATGATGAATTGGTAATAAGCATCGCATTCTGGTTTATCCCTGCAAATACGACCTGCTTACAAGTGGATTTACCGGCCACCCCGGTGAATTGATCCCCTACAGCAACAAGGTCTGTTGGTACTGGTACTTTAACATCAAGCTGGTTGATCTTTTTACCTGCCATGTCATTCTCCTAGGCTTTCTTTGGGTTCACATAAAACGCACGCTCTTCAGCCGATGCGTATGTTCCAGTGGATGAGTACCTATACCAATACAGGCCTTCCATGGAAGGTATCAGCACAACGAAATACACGCCAGCACTTGGGTGTTCGACTTGCGGGCTGACACCGTATATGTATTCGGTCAAGACACCGGCTGGTGTCCTGTAGCCAATCGTCACAGTGGTTGGATCGACCAAGTTGTTACTTGCGTCTCTGAATGTCGCCTGAAGCCTGATTGCATCGCCAATGTCGTATGGCATTATTCAGCACCCTCCGCAATACCGATTGTGTTGACAATGCCGTCAGACATGCCAACTGATGTGACAAGCGAATCGCCCGTAGACAGTGTGACTGTAGTAGAGTCTGCCAAGTCTGACCTGCTTATTAAAAAGTCTGTGACTGACACAGAGTGCGTGAGGAAGTCTGATAATGCTGAGAACGCACGCAGCGAAATAATTGTGCCAATTGCCGAACCGTCTAGCGGCTGCAGCACAAGTGGCAGCATATTTGACAGGGCCACTGCGCTTCCAGAACCAGCGCCAAAAAACGGCAACAGGACCAGCGATTTCATCTCGCCGGATGTAACGGCTGACCCGGACCCAAATCCGCCTACAGGAGCCAAAATCAGGGCATTAGATAGGCCGCTGGCAGACGCCGAACCAATCGCAGAGCCTGATGGTACGGGCGATATTGTAATTGACTGCATCAGGCCTGATGCCTGCGCTGATCCAAAACCTGATCCCAACTGGCGAGTCAATGCAATGCTGGTTATTAAACCGGAAGTAACCGCACTTCCAGTTGAAAAACCATTCATCTTAACCAAGGTAATGTTCTGGGTTATTCCAGATGCATTAGCTGACCCAGATGATGAGCCGTCAAGTTTAACTATGGCAAGATTATTTGATTGGCCGGATGCGTTACCAGACGCAGACGATGAGCCATCAAGCTTGGCGATGACTATGTTACTGGACTGCCCAGATGCCAATGCTGCTCCTGTCGCCGATCCCAGCTGTTTTGAGATCGTCAGGCTGCTAGATAATCCAGATGCAGACGAAGAACCGCTTGATGATCCAGACAGAGGCGATAACGGCAACGAATTAGATAGACCACTAGCTGATGCCGTTCCTGTAGCAGAACCAAGTTGTTTTGATACTGTTAGGCTGTTGGATAGTCCCGAAACTGATGCCGCTCCAGATGCGCTGCCTGATTGAGTAGATACAGCAAGATTATTTGATTGGCCTGAAGCCGCTGCTGTTCCAGTTGCTGTTCCAAGTTGTTTTGATGCTGCTAATGAATTCGACAGGCCTGAAGCCAAAGCAGCACCAGTTGCCGCTCCAGACTGGACGGTTAAAGCCAACGAAACAAACGCACCAATAGCATTAGCCCCGGTTGAACCGAGGCTTGCTAATGGTGCTTTTGCTAGTGAATAACCGCCAAGCATTGACTACCTCACAGGTTGCCAACTCGCTTACATAGAGATGCAAGGTTAGTAAAAAACGGCGTTGCAATTGCACCGATCTCAGGATTTTCGTCTAGAGAAGTTGGCGACAGCATATCGGCTATAACAACATTCTTTTTGTTTTCTGGCTTAGCTGGAGTCCAAACTCCGGTAGCTGACATTCGGCCCAAAGACCAAATAGTGTATAGCTCAAACTTGAATCCGCCCTCGACTTCATACCGGCGAATATGCTGGTAATCTAGACCCCATACATCCTGAGTCTCTTCCGGTACTGGTGGAGTGACTACTGGATCAGCAGCAGGAACTGGAGGAAAGTCAGGCATTACAGCGTTTACTTCTGGATCAGGCATTAGAAAACTCCTTAATAAAGGTTATTAACAGTCCCAGCAGCATCCTTGTAAACCAACTTTGACGCTGTAGTTGAATAGTAAATTGAGTTATTCGTAGCTGCTGAATCAGCCATGCTTGCGGGTTGAATTGAACCGTCTGATTTTACAGCAGATAAAACTGAACCAGCATTGTTCTGCCACTCTTGCAGATTCGCAGTATTACTCGCCAGTCCACGCACAATAACTTTGCCATTGCTGCCGCTAGTAGAAAACGCTCCAGCCTGAAGCAGGATACTGCCACCAGCACCTGTGCCTGCTGCGTTGCCGCCTCGAACCGTGATGTCTTTACCTGCGCCGTTATTGGCCACAGGTGGTCCGGGTTGAATCAGTGTCTGAGCAACTAGGCTGCTACTTAGGAGTGTATTGGCTACCGCAGATGTGCCTGTACCTGAATACTTCAATAATGAGTTGTTATAGTCCAATCGCTCTATAACAATCCACGCATCGCAGGCTGGAGACGCTGAAATTGTTACCGTACGCCTAATTCGCAATCTGGCGATTGTGACGCTTGGTACATACTTTTCTAGTTCCCAGCCGTTAGCACCGTTATGTGCAATTGGCTGAATGATGCCGGACGCATTATACAGTCCTGTGGGGGAAAAATCATAAGACTTGAATGACCCGCCTTCAGCTGCGTGCTGGTAGGTCATTATGCTGATCTTGATGCGTCCAACCCAGTTATCAGGTATTTCACATATTTCAACGTAATCGCCAGCCGTAATCGGCACGGTGCGTGTTAAGTAATGTGTCTTGTATAAGCCTAGAGTAACGCAACTGGCCTGAGAACCGTCTGCTGGCTGAGGCAGGTTAAGGTTGATAAAACCGGGGGCAGCTACACCAGCAGAATTACCCGGTTGCAGAGTTATGCCGCCACCTGCGCCAGCAGTTTCTCCAGCCCCTGCGTAAAAAGCTATGCCGTTACCAGCGCCAGAGCCGCCCGGAACAGGCAAGGCGTAGTTTGATGGTGCTATGTGAAATCCTTGGCTAAGACTGCCGTAAGGAGAAGTTCCGGTCCCAGACAACGCAGTAATATCAGTGTTATTTAAAAATTGCTGCTGAACAGTAATTGTCACATACCTAGCCGAAGTTCCAGCTGTCCTGCGCAGACGCAGTCTGACATCATATGCCGCAACTTTGTGCAATTCTAACTCAAAATCAAAACTGGTTGTGTAACCACTTTGCCGCATCATATCTCTTGGAGTTAATGTGTGACCAGTCCAAGCACCAAATGTGGTTGAAATAGTATATTTCTTAGAAGTAGTGCCAATGCCAGCACCGTATTCCGAAGTGGCATAAATTTCATAGATGCCGGCGCCTTCTTGGATGCTGCAAATTTCAATGTAATTTCCAACGGTCGTGGGAGCAGCACGGTAAAAGCTTCTTACTCTCCAATAATCCGTATAGGCGGTTGGCGCATATAAAGAACTGCCATAGATACCTGCGCCTACAATGTCGCCAGCAGAATTGACATACGCAAGCACAGTCCCAGCACTGCTCTGCCATTCTTGCAAATTCGCTGACTGCGCCGATGCGCCACGAACTACTAGACCTTTTGTTGCGGCGGCTTGAGGTGCGACATATAGTTGACCAGCAGGTGCGGTTGTGGCTCCAAACGCAACGCTACCACCAGTAAAGTATGATGTGCCTCCCGGATGCAGCAGGGTGGTCAATAAATTATCTGAAAATCGATTGATGCCAAATGTATTAGAACCGCTGCCAAAATAAGCACTATATTTTCCGTTTGCGCTTAGGTAAATAGTGCCGTCGCTCTTGAGCGTTGGGTACGTCCCGCTAGCGTATCCCGGCAAGTCTCCAGTTAAAGCAAGGTATGTGCCACCGCCCGCTGTGTAGTTGCCCGCTCTGACATTGCCGATGACATGGAGCTTGTCGCTTGGAGAAGTCGTGCCGATCCCAACATCACCATTCTTGGTGATTCGCATCCGCTCGGCGCGAGTGGTACTGCTAGCGGGGTTGGTGTAGAACACAAGATTACTGTCGTAGTTGGTGTCGTTGACAGCCATCAATCCTGCGCCACCGTAGGTCCCGGCGTTGAGGGTGCGAAGCTCAAGAGCGGCGAAGGTGTTTTGCGACGACGGCGAAACGCGTATCAGTGCCGTCCCCAAAGCATTGACAGTCGATCCACCCGTGCCGACCGCATCAACAGGTTGTCTCCATGTACCAGCATCATTCCACAGCGTGATGGAGTTGGCCACATTCCAAGAGCCTGTGCTGTTATTGCTGGCGTACCAAGTAGAGCCAGTCCCCGGAGAAAGGGAAAATAACTGATTGTTGGCTGTGGAATTATGATGTACCCAAGCTCCACCGTCATAATATATACCAGCACTTAAAAGAACATCGCTTTCCCAAGCCAAAACTCCAAAAGCTGGTTTATTTGCGGCTTTTCTGATAACCAAGCCGGAGTCTGTGCTGTTTCCGGTGTCTATGGTCATGCCTGTTATGGATGCGAAATCTGCGCCGATGGTAACTTTGGAGTTTGGCGAAGTCGTACCAATGCCGACATTGCCAGATGCGTCAATACGCATTCTTTCGGTGTCGCCGCCGACAATGAAGCCCATTACCCCCGCAGATTCTTTGTTTTGAATAAAAGAGTTGCTGCCTGAAAGATAAATTAGGAAACCGTCTGTGTCTGCCGTTCCGGTGGTTGAATTGTGCATCGCAAAGACAGGGGTCGTTGCGTTGTACAAATCCAACAGTCTAACCGGCGAAGCCGTGCCGATGCCTACATTGCCAGATGCGCCAACTACAGCCAACGCAGTACCGGCACTATTCTGCAACTCAAGCAGATTCGCAGACTGCCCAGAAGCACCCTTGACGACGATGCCCTTGTTACCAGAAACAGCAGGCTGAACTGCCAGCGTAGTGTTGGCGATTATCGCACTGCCACCGATGCTAGTCAGTGCATTTGCACCGTCAGACTCGTATCGGATTGCTTCACGATCCGTACTAGCATCATTAACACGAAGCTGTACTCGCCCTTTTCTGGAAGCGTATGTCGCTGTAGCCCAAGTGCCGAGCATGGAGTGCTGACGGCTAAAATTTTCATTGTTTACACCATCACCAGCATATACATCTATTGCACCTGTTGTCGCAAGGTTGTCGGTTGAAGCATTAAAACTTGTATATCCCAGACCAGTGCCGTCGCCGCCAATCGATATGCCGCCGTTGGCTGTAACACTAAAGCCGATCGCTATTGAGCGATCTGTCGCTGCTGTTGCGAACATGCCAATCGCTATAGAAGTCTGGCCACTCGCACTAGACCCCCTGCCAATAGCGACTGCGCCAGAGCCGGTGACACTTGAATTTGAACCAATGGCAACTGCCAAGTCGATAGTAGAAGCATTAGCATTTGTCCCAACAGCAGTTGAACGAAAGTTAGCCGACGCTCCGCCGCCAATTGCTGTCGCTGCATTACCAAGAACTGTAGCTAAGTAGCCAAATTTCTCTGATAAGCCGTAGCCGCTGCTATTTGTAAAGTCGCCTGCGCTGTTGACAGTAGCCAAGACGGTTCCGGCATCGTCCTGCCACTCTTGTAGATTCGCTGACTGCGCTGATGCTCCACGAACTATCAGCCCCTTAGTCGTTGCTGCTGCGGTGGTGACATGGAGTTGTGCGCCGGGCGTAAACTGGTTAACTCCTACTACGCCAGTAGCATCAATTACAAAGTGATCGCTGCCATTATTGCCAATGCGAAGCCTAGTATTCTCTCTGTTCATCAGGTAAGCGTTGCCGCTGTCATTGCCTACGATCAGGCCATTAGTTGGGCCAAGACCTGATGTCGAGTTGCCAATTGCGATAAGTGTTTGAGAATCAGCACTATTGCCAACTTGTAGACGATACCCTGTATATCCAGAAACTGGAGCTGCGCCGATACCTACATTGCCAGATGCGTCAATGCGGACTCTTTCTGAACCAGCTGTAAAAAATTTAAGTACTTGCCACTGACCTGCTGCATAGCCTCCAAAAGTTATCTGGCTGGTTGTATCCCACTTCAAAAGTTTCCATTGAGCCAAGGCAAAAGCATCGGCGTTTTCTGCCGCAGATACTTCAAACTTCGCCACGCTAGGAGTTACACCGATACCCACACCAGTAGCATTGTCAACAATCTGCGAATTACCAACCACATTAGTACCAGTAAACTTCGCCAGATACGATGCCGTCCCGCTTACCGATCCTGATGCCGTCCCGGTCGTGCTTTGATTCAGCGTCGGTACATCAGCCGCCTGAATCGCTGCCATGACAACATTCGTACCGTTGCCCCGCAAGTAGCTGCCGCTGGTAACCGCACCTGCTAGGGCGTTAATTGCTAGCTGTGCTGTAGTTGTGCCTGTGCCACCGTTTGCTAGTGGTAGAGTGCCGGTCACTCCGCTGGTGAGTGAGACATTGGTGATGGTGTTATTACTGGCGTTGATGGTTTTGTTGGTTAGCGTTTCGCTGCCAGCTAAGGTTGAGAGCGTTCCAAGCTGATTCCCGGTAAGAGAAATGTATACATTTTTCGTACCGGCTGAGAAAGTGACGATATTATTAGAATTGCTCGATGAATGGACTGTTGTGCGAGTCAGCGTATTGACTGCCGAATAAGTGCCTAATCCAGTCTCCCATTCACTGCCCAAGTCAGAATCAATCACATAGTAAAAAGTATCGCCAACCGAGCAGACAGAGCTAAATGATCGAAACCCGGTATAAGCACCCGCTAATGCGAAAGTGCTTGCCCCGGTGCTTGTCGATGATTCTTTAACCCTGTCTGCTTTAATCAGTGCCATTGGTGGTCACCCTAAATTAGCTTGGGTTTGTCAGACTCAATGGAGTGGACACGGTTACTGCAAAAGTGCCGTTGGTCGATGTGATGTTTGACAAGAAATCGACATAGCCAACAAGCTCGTCAGCTGTAGCAAGACCGCCTCTTGACTTATAAATCACACCAGCCCTTGCGGTGATCGTAGCACTTGTCCAAGAGGTGACAGAAAACGAGATTTCAACATCATTGTTCACATTATCCGTAGCGGCAACAGTCAAGGCACAAGCATTTCCGCCTGTAGTGTAACCAACCCCAGTTACTTCATTCGTAATATCGCTACGCTTTGCGTGAGATTTTGCAGCAGTATAAGTGCTTGTAACCAACAGCATTTTGAAAGTGTCGGTATCACAGTCCACAGCACCCGTAGCTATGTCTCGCATGAACGAGTTGTAAACGAGACTTGGCATGAAAATACCCCTTTCGCCTTAATTTGCGGCCCCAGCATTCAAAATAAGCTTTCCAGAAGAGTTCCAGCAACCGATGCCTTGCATGTACGGTTGTACGGTTTAGTAGGGGGTAGGTAGTGTTCGTAAACCGTACAACCGTACTAAGTACACTTGTACGGTTTAACAGACTGTTAGACCCCCTGATAAAGCGTACAAGTGTACTAGGAATCATTTGGCCTGTAATCATCACAAGAGATGCAGGCTTTCACGCCGGTAGTGTTGTCGATCAGTGAGCAGGTGCCATGCAGACCGCAGGCGTATTGGGTACGGCTTCAAGTGAAACCGTTATCAATCCTTCCGCCACGGTACACGCATGAAAGCCTGATTTTGGCCATCTGAGCATCTGAAAACAATCTGGCAGGCATTGACTGCCCAATTTGCCTGACAGGCTCCGGCGTGATTCCTGAAGCCTCTTCTGGAGGGCCTTTCAGAGCCGAAGGTGGAAGCGTTCCTTCAAACAACACAAAGCAATTTGGTTGGCATTCTAAATAACTACTTGACCTTGGTCCTGTTGCCCCCGGTGGCCTGTCTGTGTAATACCCGCATGTTCCACTAAGGCAGTACCAACCAGCCCCTGTGCTGCATTCCGTGTAACAATCTTCTATGTTTGCAAAAGGCCCAGCTGATGGGCTTGTTGGCGTATAACCAGTCCAGTACTCGACACAGCCAAAATCAACACACCAGAACTGCGTTGGGCATGAAGGATTACAAGCTGCTTCCGTAAGATAGTAAGTGTAACCATTCATTATCGCACTAGATCTTGTTATTGTTGAACAACCATAATCTGAGCAATACCAGACCATCTGGGGCGGGCCTGAGCAGTTTTCTGCACAAATCGCAGCTGACGCATACGGCCCAGTAGCCGAGACATCTGGTTGCGTTTCTGATTGGACGCAGCTTCCATACAAGCACCAGTAGTCACCTGATGGAGGCGCAGGTTCGCAGGATGCAGCTTGGCATATGGCTAGCGAAGCGTATGGTCCTCCGGTATACCCTTCTGGAGGAGTTGACGATTGGACGCAGGCGCTTGCCACGCACCAGTACGGTGGATTTGGCGGGACGAGTTCAGCACAGGCTGTTGTGCAAGCCGAACTGCTGGAATATGGGCCACCAAAAGCGCCTGCTGGCTGAAGAGGAGATTGTACGCACCCAGCTGATGTACACCAGTACGGGTCTGTAGCCGGATTTGAGGCTGGATAAGCACCACCACTGGAACACTCGTCTGCCAGCAGATTGTCGTTGGGAAAGTTCAGGGCGTACAGTATGACTTCAAATCCTGATCGTGTCGCCGTTAAGATTCTTGGGCCCTTGGCTTGGCTGACAGTTGCGGCTGAGATTACCCACCCAGCACCGTTGTCGTTGGTGCAAATGTATATAGCGCCGCCATTAACTTGCTTGACGACGATGTCGATTCCTGCCACTGCTGGTGCGTGTTGCACCTGCTGGATGGCACCAATGGCCTCAACGCCGCCCGGAAGCCCAAGAACGCCATATGTGGCAGCAAACGCATTGGAATTGTAAGTGCATGTCCCAGCAGGCGGACTGGTAGATGTCAGATTGATGGTGTCGCAACCGCATGAGTCTAGTGTATTGCAAGTTGGAGTATTAAAACCAAACTGGGTAAATCCACGGATGTTGTAATTCGATGTTGACCTGACAAAACCACGCAGGCATGTAAGCCATTGAGTGCCGTCCCAGAATCCGCAAATGTCTGGAACTGCATTGCCTGTTGATCCACAACCAACACGCATGGATGTCATGCCAACGATTGTTTTTACAAAGCTGACAGGGTCGCCAGAGCCGCCGACAGATGCTGGCGACACTGACACGAAGTCAGGGCTGGCAAAAGCCCTGCCACGGTATCTAGTGTGGTCTGAGTTTACCACCTCTGTCAAAGTTTCAGACCATGACATATAACTCTGCCACGACCAGCCACCAGTTGTTGCCGCAAGCACTTTTACTAATATGCTGATGCTTATTTGCGTCTGGCTCAATGCGGTCAGGGTTGCGTCAAACCTGTACTGATTAGAGCATCCACCAGACGATGCGCCACCGAAAAATCCTGTGGCCACCCAAGTATTAGGATTAGGCTCGGCATTTTGGCCCGGATTTGGGCATTTGAATTGAGCCATTTTTGTTCCAAATCCAAGCCAGTAACTTGGACTTGGGTCTGATGTTGGCAGGCATCGTGGACCGTAGAAACTGATGCCTATCATGCCACCAGCCTGTGGGAATCCAATGGCGCACAGTGAGCAGTCAATGTTTACGGGTATGGTTACAGGCAAATCGCCGCACACATTTTGAGCGACATTCTGGTTATAAGTTGTCATGGGGTCACATACGCATTCAGGTTTGACATGTTAAATAGAATCGATTCACTGCCGGTTCCAACATAATTGAACGCAACATTGAACTTCCAGTTAGTTGTATATGCCCCGTTGAGCATGTACATATACTGGTCGCAAATGTTCCAAGTGGTTCCATCTTTGTTGTAAGTCCAGTACCGTGCCGATCCAATCTTTGGCGATTTGAGAGTCTGGCCTGATGCCGGTGAACCCACAAGGAATAGGTGGCAGTCAATCGTAAAAAATTGATATGTGGGCGTGACTTCTGGCGGTGTCGGGCTGGTGCTGTAATAATCCTCTGGTTTAAATCCGGGTATCGGATATTTCAGGAACGCCATACCAAAATAAAACATCATCGTGTAGCCGATGTATTGGCCAAGAAGTGTTCCAGAGGAGTTGTATGTGTTCACTGGAGTGCAGAAGGGAATAAATTGCTTGTTGTAGGTGTCTGAATATGGTGGGTTGGCACCAGAATCTTCGTAATAATTAACCGCATTGAGCGGCTCAGGCACATCTTTGTTCGTCCACAAGCACATGGCTGGGTGCAAAAATCCCATCCAGTCCTGCTGGTTGCTGTAAGCCACGCTTGAATCAGTGAAATAAAAGCCGGACCTATTTGCATAATCATTGTTGTTTGGTGACGACGAACCCTTTAGCCTTCTGCGAAGCATGGTGTACATGTGGGCCTGCTTTACCGCAGGGCCGGACGCACGAATGTTGTATGGGTCTGTCGGCATGATGACCCTGCGTGACCTCCACGGGGCAAGGTCTGATGCCTGAAAGTATGTTGGCAATGTTACAGCTGATGTGGTTTGCCCGTACAGTTTGTGCCGTGTTAGTGCGTCTGGAATGCGGGGGTTGTCCAGAAATTGAGTCCCAGCATTGGTGGTGTATGCATTGCAACCAAACAGGCCCGAATCAGGGTATGAGCCTATTGGTGGTGAGCCACCAAGCGTATGAACGCAGAACTCCTTGAACGGGGCGCAGAACCTTACAGGCTCTGCCACGCAGTTACCGGCAAGAAGATTGGCATACGCACCAGCACCCATGGATCACCCGCTAAACGAAACTGTTACAGGACATGTGCAAAACCCGTCGCTAATTGTCCCGGTAAATGTCATTGTGACTATACCAGTTGTCGGGTTTTGGCTGCACGAGCCTGTCGGAGTTCCGATGACATTATTCAATGACCAGTTGGGGAAAAGTTCAGTCTGGTTGATTGAACAACTTAACGGGGGTCCGCCAACTGTCCACGCAAACAGTATCCCAAACGATCCGCTGGAATAACCCCATGCGAAATTGCAGGCACCAGTTCGTGACAATGTTCCAGTAATAACCGATGACGGCCACCCTGCATTGCATGAAGTGTTTGGCGGTATAAGGGTGCTTGGACCTGCGCTAAAATTCAATGTTGATGGCAGCGGTCTGTTGCCCCAGCATGGATGGTAAATTCGACTTGCAGCCGGAGCAGGCGCTAAGGTCTTGCAATCAAGAATGCTAGTCGTCATGGTGCCACACAGGTTGTGTCATAGGTTACTGTTAAAAGCCCGCCGGTACACTGCACACTTGACACATGCGGGCAGTCCATTGATGGCGATGATCCACCACCACCTGCGCTAAAATCATAAACCAAAGTGTTTATTGCGCTGCCTGTATATGTCGGGCATGTAAATGCGCCGCTTGCATAACAGCGTTCACGCATGAAAACCAGCTTGTTGTTGTCTACTGCCACATTATTCAATTCAAACGCAGCATACTTTGTCAGAGTGCCGACACGGCCACTGGGCTTTACTTGGTAGGTAATGCCGCTGCCTACAGGAGTCATTTCTTCCCATGCGTATATGTACGCAGGCGTTCCAGAACAACCATCACGGCCAGTTATGCGTGCGACAAAAAAATTAGGCTCATCAGACGAAAAACTAATGGACCTTCCATCGAAGTCCATTTTCACGCCATTCCCGCCACGCATTAGCGGTACTTCTTCTTCGCCTTCAGTCATGCCGACCTCAAATGTCAGGGTCTGTAAAAAGCAACTCAAATGGGTACGACGGATACAACGGAATTCCGGGTGTCACACTGCCCACACTCTTGGCGTAAAAATACTTACCACCACCAGCCGCAAGCCAAGGAAGCAAATTGTGACCATTGGTGATATGGCTGGCATTCGTTGGCGCTGTGGGAGCCTCGCCGCCTGTCAGTGTTCCGGGGTTGAAATAAAGGAACACAAACTCAATGTCTACCAGCTTTTCATTGCCGATTACTTTCTTGGTCGAGTCACCAAAGTTGTAGTCGTATTGCTGCGGGTTAGGCGGGGTGTATCGCTTGTAAGTGAATGAATTGTAAAGCAGTGTGCCTTTCGGCCACCCGTACCAATCAAACTGGTTAATGCTTCCTTGACCGGCTTTGATGTAGCTCAAACTGCTGGATATATAACTATATGGAACCTGATACCAGCGAAACTTTATGGTGCTTTTTTGCTGTAATAGCCGAATTTGACCGGGAACTGTTGTGTCGTGTGGCGGCGCAACTGCATCACTTCGATTGAAGACAAATTGTCCTTGCTGTGCTGTTAAATATTCGGCGCTTGGAAGTTCTTCGTAATCTGTGTATCTCCACCACTCGTAGGCGATTTTCTTATTGTTTACCGCAGTGCCATCAGGCTTGTAGTAAGTGATGGTTCCAGTGTTGATGTTCTTGTCTTGGAACAGCAAGTACGGCCTGCTGTTGAATTCGATGGTGTACTGGTACGAGTTGTACCGTGCGTATTCCTTGATGGGTGGCGCTTCAAAATTAGTGGGTGCTGGATGCTTGTCGTAAAATGACAGACCTTGCAGACTCACGCTGGACGCAAACAGCCACGGGTATTCTGGATGGGCCAGAGGCAATCCACGCTTGATCTTCCCGTCACCGGCCCGTTCTGCTGAACCAATCACCTCACGCATCGCATCTTCGTTGTTGATGTATGCTGGGTCCACAAAGCCGGACAGGGTAGCCTTGCTTTGCTCTATAGAAAACTGAGCCTGAGTCGTCGTCCTGATCGACTCTTTCCACGCTTGATCAAATAACAAGCCCATGCGTCACCCCTTATCCTTGCACGAACCGTGCGGCATTTCTTTTGTTCATTGCGGCAAGCTGGGTATCCAAGAAACTACCACGAGCCGATTCGCTTGCAAGGCGTGCGCCTTCGTAGCCAAGGTTGAAACCTGTAGCATCACCGACACCTTGCGTAATAGCACTTTTTGCAGCGTCTGCCGTCCTTTTTGCCCCATTGGCAATTGCGTCTGCAATTCTGGTTGGCAAGCCGTTGATTGCATCCACAAGGGTTGGACCGTTTGCTTGAATTGCCACCAATTGTTCCAGCATCTGCCTGTCTTGCTTTTGCTGCTCTGACTCTCCACCAGCACCAGCCGTTGCGATTGCGGCTTGCAATGACATGTTTTTGCCAAGGCTTTCAATGGACTGGTACTGTGGGTTCTGTGCAGCTGATATTCCGGTAGAGTCTGGCGGCTTCAAGCTATTGATCATGCCGGTGACAAATGATGTCATACCAAAAAACTTAGCAACAGATGCTGCGGCGAGAATAAGCCAGTTTTGGAATGATTTGAGGGCTGAACCAATTGATTTCCAGCCATCCACAGATGCGTTAATTATGTCACCGAATCCAAGAAAGCTGGCAATACCTTTAATAAAGCCTTCCAATCCTGCCATTATGAGGCGGAATCCTTTGCCAGCATTGACAAGCAAATCGCCAATAACACGAAAAGCCTCAATCAAAGGCCGCAAGACTTCGTAAATTGCTTCAAATACTACTTTGAATGGGATAAGGATGCCCGCAATCACTTCCATTAGCGCACCAACAACTTGTGCCAGTACACCAAAAATGTCGGTAAGAAGCTTGAATACTGGCGACAATGTGCCAACAATCTGCTGATACATCGAATTGAAGGCAGTCATCACTGGACCCATGTAACCCATCAGGCCGCTAAAGTACTGTGCCATATCACGGGTGACTGGCAAAAGCCTGTTGGCAAAATCACGAATGGCCGGAACCATGGCCTGCAACACAGGGTTTAATGCTGTCCCAATGATTGCTGTCAGGTCACGCATAACCATGTTGAGTTGTATCGTCAGGCCGGGGTTTACTGAGTCAGTGAACTTGCTGATGGCATATGCAGCACCGACGAACGCAGCCGGTGCTGCTATCAACACGCCTTTTAGCGCAGCCATTCCTGCGGCCACTGGCGCTACTACTGATGCAACTGCCGCAAGACCAGCACTAGCAGTGGCCAATGCAGGACCCATGGTGCGTGTAAGAAGCTGAGTGATGCCAGACAGGCCACCACCCATAGCGCCACGAATACCTTCGCCCGTCGGCCCTGCAACCGCACCACGCAGTGTTCCAACCTTCTCACGGAAGTTGGCGGTCTTGTCTTGGATGTTGGCCATGATGTTGCCAAGCATCCCACGGCCACCAGACTCGTAGGCCTTCTGCTCTTTTTCAAGAGCCTCAATCTTTTTCTTGACTGCCGCAGCGGCCCTTGTGTCTGTGACGACAAGGCCTTCTTGTAGCATTTTCAATTCGCTGATCTTTTCGATGCGCTTCTTTTCTGCATCGATAAGACCAGCAATCATCTGCTGAGATTCGCCGTACCTGCCCTCGTTGTAAGCCCGATGCTCTTGCTGTAGAGCGTCAATCCTGTCCTTGGTGGCATTCGCTACAGCCGATTCTTTCCTCGCCATATCGTCGTATAAGGCTGTAAGCTCACGGATCATTTCGATCCGCTCTTCGTTTCTCCTGTTTAGATTCTCAACAAATTCAGCAGCACGATCACCAGCGCTTGGTGGGCCGGGAGGCTGCGGAGGTCGTGGAAAACCAAATTCTTGCTGACCTTCGAATGGATCAAATTGTGATTTACTAGACTTTGAAGCTGCATTCCTTGCTAGGCTGTCAATTCTTCTGAGTATTCCAAGGAATCGTAAAGCGTTGTCGTTTGTCTCATCGTAATTATAAGACTTCAGTAACTCTTTCCCACCTAAAGAAGCATTTATAAGACCTTCCCGCAATGCATCAATGTTCGACAAATCAAGCGCTGAAATACGCCTTCCAGTGCCATCAATTATTGAGTCTAGCTGCTCCCCGTAAACGGGCATCTCTTTTAGTTTTTGCTTTATAAGATCAAGCTTCCTCAGAGACTCTTCGTTTGGAGGATTATTTGGAGGTACTGGTGGGACTGGTGGTAAAGGTTTTGGTTCTGGAATTTGAGGTGTTTTTGGGAAATTCAAATTTTTAGAAGTCATGCCGTCAATGACTTCTTGAGTTTCCGAAAAAGAAGAATTAAGCTTTTCAGATGCTATTCTTGCCTGCTCCAGTGCGTTCTTGACAACATCAAGGCCGTCAACACGCAACTCAATGTATGCTTCGTCGATCTTGTTGTCAGCCATGACTGGCACTCTCCTGCTTGCGTTTCTTTTCCAAATACAGCTGCCAGCCCTCTTCTATTTTCTCCTCTGGTATCCTCAAGCCGTGACCCATGGCAAAATACTTGATCCTGACTGTCTCTTCTTCCTCTTCCTGCGCTAGGCCGTTGGCTGGCTTGCCGTAAGTATCTTCATAATCCTTTGGAATGCCATCCTTGTCTCGTTCCCGGTAATAGATGTCAATTATTTGCCGGTCAGTCAGGTTGGCTATGTCTTCCATGGAAAGAAGCCACGGCTTATCAACCAACGGTGCGTACAGCGTGTAGGCGTTTAGCGGCCGCTGTTCGGCTTGTTCTCCTGATCCTCCGATGTCTCCTGAATCTCTACTTTTTTTTTGGGCATCGACTCGCTGAATATCACTGTGAACAAGTGGCTAATTTCAGCCGAATGATCGCCAAGAAACCAGCCTTCCAGTTTGTCCGTAGGCACCTGCTTGTGGGTGTCCATGCTCAACGACAGCAGGGACATTATCTTGCAGATGCCAGCAATGGTTCCAAGCGATTCCACCATCATTGGCCCGCCCCAAGCGTACTTGCCTGCGGCTAGACTATTGGTGATAGCTGCCAGTGCGTCACCGAATGCTCCGGGTGCCTGATCAAGCAGGGCCTTTGAATCGGTGATGCCTTTCATTGCCCGCTGGTACATCCAGCGTTCCAGTTCAGATTTGACACGCTGCGTGATCAGGTTGAACTTGATCAATTCGCCGTCAATCGTGATCTCATGCTGCGCTCCAACGGCACCAAGTGCTTCGGATGTGCTGGCCATTATTCAATCGTCCTTTCATCAGGGTGTTGCTGTCCAAGAGCCGGAAGATGAGGCGCTGTAACTTATTTTCGCCACATCTTTCACGCTTTGGTCGATCTTAACGCTGGTAACCAAAGCGTTGCCGCTAAAGCTTGGCCCTGCACCAGCACCGTCCACATCAAGCACCAGAGCCACTGCGGTCCCCTGCGTCACGCCAGAGGTGCCGTTATATGGCCCAGATGCGCTGATGTCGATGCTGTAAATGCCGCCCAGCAGTTCTTGCCAGCCGCCAGAGGTGAAGTTGGTCACATCAAGGCTGTCGGTTTTGACATCGATTGACCAGTCAGTCAAAGGCCTTGCAGTGCCGCCGATTGTGATGGTTCCAGACTTTCCTGCGAAAAATGCCATGTCTCAGTCTCCTAATCAAACGGTGATGGTATGCACGCCGCTGGTCGTTGCTGTGTAGCTTACTTTGGCAACATCTTTGACACTCTGATCAACTTTCACACTGGTAACCAAGGCTGTCAGCGTAACGGTTAATCCCGTTGCTACCTGAAGAATGAATGTCGCAATGACACCTTGAACAACGGAAGAAGACCCGTCATACGGACCTGAGCATGAAATGTCCGCACTGAAAATACCGCTGTACAATTCTTGCCAGCCACCGGAAGTGAAATTGGTCACATCCAGACTGTCGGTTTTCACATCCATCGACCAATCGGTCAATGGTTGAGCCACTGTGTTGACAGTTACCGCACCACCCTTGCCTGCGTAAAAAGCCATATCAAGCCCTCCAGACTATAGTTTAATTATTACCCACCGATAAACATGACGGTAACCGTTACGGCAGATGCGCCGGATTGGGCGATGTTTATTACCTTGGCAGATCCAGACACAGTTGCGCCAACTGCTGCTGGCCAGCCGATCAAGGTGAAGCCTCCGGCAGGTATGTACAACGAGCCTGAATCTTGCACAAACCAGCTTGAAAGGCCGTTAGTAGCGCCAGCCTTAACCTTGCAGGCTCCACCAGTGGCAGTGATCATAAAGGCTACAGCCTTCGTCATGTTCACGCTGTCGCCGACAAAGTCAGTCAATGCGGTAAGATCAAAGTTCTGGCTGGAACCCACCGAAATGGTCTGGGTTACCCCATACCCTTTGTTGATCGTCGCCGAGTCGTAGGTTACTGTGCCAATCAGCTGGTCTGCGCCCTGCTTAGTGGCCGCAAACCCGGTATTAGCCTTGCTAAAAATCCACTGGATAGCCCCAGTGGCCTGTGATGTTGTCAATGCCATCAGTTCGTCTCCACCTTGACTGTGTATCTGGTAGTTGACTTGAAAACCGGATTTCCTTCAGGCGACCTGTCTTGTTCAATAGAGATGTCTTCAGCCTCACGCAGGCAACATAAAATCGTGTTAGTCACATCGAATGTTGTGGTGTACTGATCAAGTGCGTGGGTTACTTCTTCTTTAATTGCTTCTGATGCTTGCGCCGTGACTGCGTAACACTCGATCAATATTTCCGAATTTATGATCGTTTTGCCGCCAAAGCACCAGTCAACATTGCTTTTGCCATTGTAAATAGCGACAAGAGGTAGCCCGGTATTTTCGGGTGCCTGACTTAGCCAGATGTTATTGCCGACAAGGGCGGTCAAACCTGCGCTTGCAGTGAGGCCGTTTTTGATGGCACCTGTCAGACTTATAGCCATCAGATTTTCCTCAATTCTTCGATGACAAGCTGGGATGCTCGTGCCAACTCACGCTGCAATATCACACGGAGCCATGGGTGGTCCCTGTATTCCAGAAACCGCCCGTAATTGACATTTGTGCCTATTCTTCCGACAAACTCCTTGTCGTCAACCACATAGGTGACAGACCTGCGAAGGTTGCCAGACAACTTTCGTGGAGGAGCGCCGGGCGTTGCCCGTGTGGTAGCCCTCCAGTAGATGGACCCATCTCGTGCGACAGCACGCCGCCTTGGTGCAGGAACGCTAATCAATTTCTTGGTTTCATTGGTCATGTGAATGCAGCCCTTGGTCAGGCCACGCTTCAATGCCGATTCGATGTCTTTGATAATTTTGTCTATGCTCATGCGTCACCCCCATAAAAGGAAGTCATCGACACCAGCGCCATGCATCAGGTAGGTGTCAGCAGTTGAGCCGTATTGCACATAGTTCACGGACGGCAGGATGTCTGGAGGGCCTGTGTCTAAAATCTGAACGGTGGCAAGCTCGTAGTACTCAGGTATTCCACCAAACGCTTTGCGGCGTGAAATGCCGACAATCCTGTAAATTTCACCATCGCTGCTGGTTATCCTGTCACCGTTTTTAATGCCGCCATACTGCGTGAACACAGTGTGCGACACCTCAATCTGTAACTGGGCAAACATCGACTTTTGCTGGCCGCTGGCGATGTCCACACGGGCCATAACACCAACAGCAACAGGCGACCACACTTCTTGATTGAAGCCACCAGCCTCATCAGACGATATGACTGGCCGTTCGACGGTAATGGTGTCCTGAGCCAGCAGGCCTTCAAGGCTCATATTCTCACCTCACGATACGCCGCCAGAAGCTGCCTTGCTGTCATCAGTTCCGGTGATCCACCAGCACCACCTGCCAGCAGGCTGTAACTGTACGACCCCAGACTCTCGCTGCTCACTTGAAGGCCCGCTTTGGCCCTGTTGTTGTAGGTCAACGATGCCAAGCTGATGCAGGCCTGCCTGATTGCAGCAGGAACAGTTGGCCACCCTGCCACATAGGTCACTTTGACATTCCCCAGCCCCCTCATCCATGTGGCACCCCGTGTTCCGGCTGACAGCGTGTTGGAATTAAATGGGCTGTAGAAGTTCGCATCACCCGGCCCGATACGACGAAGCAATCCAGAGCGGCTGATGTTTGCGGTAGTCCCTGAATCGTCGAGAACCAAAGCGTAATCACGACCAGCTTCAAGCAATGTGGTGGCAGGGAATGGGTCTGATGATTGACCGTAGTAGCCTGTTTGGTCGATGTACACAGACACGATTGATGTGACAGGCCTTTGGCGCAATACGATGTCACGCAGGGCCGTTCCGTCGAAGTAATGCGTGTAGGTGGCGCTTTCCAGATTGGAATCAAGATAATCTTTGATCGAACGCTCTGCCGATTCCCTGCAAATGTCTAGGACTGGGTTTGCGTCGTCGGATTGAATGTTGAGGAATGCTCGGATGTCAGACACGGTGCAAAGCGACATGTAAGCCTCCGCTGCGAATCAGAATCGGGGCAACCCCTGCGTGTCGCCATTCGCCTTCGGCAGGGGTATCAGGTGTGACAGGAAATGGCGAAAACATCCCCACCCTGCCCCGATATTTCTAGGACGAAAGCCCTCCAGATGTTGCGATCTGGAGGGCCTCCCGTCATTCATTCATCCAGACTACGGGACCAGAGTGGTGCCGCCCGGACGGTGCTTCTGGGCCAGACCCAGAACAGCGATTGGTCCACCAGTGGTTGCGCTGGTTGGTGTCACAACAGCCCTGATATACCGCTTGGTGCGGTAAAAAGGGATGATGGAGTTGGTGTTGTCATCGGTTGCGGCCAAGCTCACGGTAGCGCCGGAGATGTCGCCCATGTCGGACCCATCAGCCAGCAGGCCTTCCTGAATCTTGACGACATAGGTCCCATCAACCAGCGTTCCGGCTTGAACCACTGCAAATTCTTGGCTGCGGACTGCGCTTCCAAGAAAATCGCTGACGGTGCCATTGATTGCGCTGGAGCCGGTGATAGCCCTTGGCGTAAGCAATTGCGCCACGGTCACGGCATTTACAAGATCGGTCAGAAAATTAGCCATTACTCTGTCTCCTTGCTGTTGGGGTTTAGATTAGCCGACGACCAGTTGATCACACAGGACGAACGGCTTGGTGTGGGTCAGATTGAAGTCCGCACGCATGATCGCACGAACTGCGGTCTGATCCCTCTTGAACTCCTCGCCGCTCGACAGCGCAGAGATTTCCATGGTTCCTGCACGAGCGATGACAGCCCTGCGGAAGTTGCCGGTCAGGATGTAGCTCAGGTTAGTTCCAGAACCCTTGGTGCGAGTGTTGCTGACAGTTGTGGATGTCAGAACCTTCACGCCGTTCAAGCTCTGAGGCAGGCCTGCGGCTGCGTCACCACGGCTCGTCCAGAACATGAACGGACCCTTGGCATCGCCAGCTGTCACCGAATCGGAGCGACGGTTCATGATTGCGGCCCACATGAGTGGACGCATGATCCAAGCCGTTGCGCCTTCGGGGTCGTTAGACTCCTCGACCTTCGCCAGCATGTTGGCGATGTCTTCGGGGGTGATGGTGTTGCCATCGGTCCCAACCGTTCCAGCTGTGTGGCTGGTAAGGCCAGACTGATTGACGATACCCAGAGGCTGGTAAGAGCCGCCGGTTCCTTCCAAGAAGGCCTGATCCTCGAAACGGGCACCACGCTCGGCCAAAGCCTGACGCACGACCACTTCGACAGCCGGGTTGGTGAACAACAGCGCATCGTTGCTGATCAGAACCAGTGCGGCAGCTTTCTTCGCAGTGAAGATGATGTTGCCAAAGTTTGGTTCCGTGTCACTGATGGTGCTGTTTTCCCCAATCCAGTTGAAGGTTGGGTCTTGGGTCTGGCGTGCCCAGCTGTACTGCCCGGAGGGAGGCAACTGGATTTCTGTGGCACCTGCCGCAACGGTCACGACCTTTGCACGCAGAAGTTCGATGACGCTGTTGGCCAACACGGGGTTGATCAACGCACCACCAAGCACATCGGAGCCGAAGGCCGACAGGCTCTTCTCACGCATTTGGCCGTAAGCTTGATTGTAAGCGTCTGGCTGAGATGCACTGTCGGACAAGTTCACCAGAGCCTTGATGCCCTTCAACGAGGGGCTAAACCGCTCGATGGAGTCAGGGTCGGTGGGGATCAGGGTGCCGCCATCATTCTGGTAACCAGCCTTCACCAAGTCTTGGTGAATCTGGCGCTCCAGTTTTGCATGGCTCCAGTCTTTCTCTTTGCAGGCCTTGATGATGTTCAAGAAAGAGTAAGGCCGTGAATCCTTGCAGACCTCGCCAGTGGTGGCGTGGAACAGGTTCTGAGGATTCTTTTCAGCCGTGTACTCAGGCTTCTTGAGGTCAGCCATCTTCTCGGTCAAACCCTTGGCAGACTCTTGAAGAGCCTTCACGGATTCTGCCAAGCTCTTGACGGTATCGTCGTTCTTGTTAGCCATCTGATCACCTTGGGCCTTGCCCGGTTAAAACTATCTGTCACAAAACAAACAAAACAAGTGACTTTCGGGCGCTGCTGTCATGCACGGCTGGCATTAGCTGCCTGCAAATACAACAAACTCTATCCCTACCAACAAACTACGGCACACGCCGCTACTCCATCAACCGATGGGGTATTTTGGATGCTCTCCACAGATGTCTGCCCTGACAGTCAGGGGGAAAACACCCATGGGGCCATTTTCAGTTACCTTGCCGGTGAACGATGGTGGAAACCTCTTGCACATCCCATCAAACCAGTAAATGCAATTCCCGCAGCATGGCAGGTCTACTCCTGCGAATTCAGTCTGCGTGTCTCCTCCAACCTCACCTGCATGTCCTGCTGGATGCTGCCGTCTTTTACCTGCCATACGATCTCCACCCTGCCATAAAAACCGCTGCGAAGAGTGGCATCATGAATGGCCCGAAGGCACTCCGTGATGCTGTCTTCGCAGCGTCGATTGTGATCCGATTCCCTTCGGCTCACCTTATTTCACCTTACCAGTCATGCGGTCAAATTCCTTCTGCATACCGCTGAAGTTGACCACCAATTTATTTAGCGATTCTAGAAGAGACTTGTAGGCCTTGTCCTCTTCCTCGTCCATTTCTTCCTCGCCGTCCTCTTCGTCGTCCATCTCGTCTTCGTCGTCTTCTTTTTTCGGCTTCATTGGCTTCATTGGCTTCGTGCCTTCGTCGCCGTCAGGTTCGCCGTGTTCGCCCTTCATCTCGTAGTCATCGCTCTCCATGGGCTTGCCTTCGTCTTCTGGAACCTCAAGCTTCCACTCAAGATCACATTCAGGGTAGGCCTTGGAACACATGCGCTTGAGGTCGCCGTACTGGCGCATCATGTATTCTTTTACAGAAGGATTCTCCTGCATTTCGTAGGCGGCTTCCATAAGCTCTTTGGCGGCTTGTGCGTATGCCATGCCGGGAGGCATTGGCTTGTTACCCTGTGCGTTGCCCATCGTATTCATTGACTTTGTCTCCTCATCGTCTTGACTTGGGAATGGCACAAGCGCATCCGCCGATACCATGGATACTGCCTTTTCTTCTATTGTGGACTCGTCAAGCTCTGCCTTTCCACGCCTGCACATGTCGTAGGCGATGGCCGCAGCCTGATCTGGCTCGTAGCCTTCCTTGATCAGCTTGGGTATTTTGGCAGACACGCAGTCTTGCAGGCCCGCTTTTTCGATCTCGTCGTTGATGTTCATTCCTGCGTCTTTTGGCCTACAGCTATCCTCGCTGTACGGTTTTTTGCCGGGAACGGGTTCGTAACCTTCCCAACAACGCTTTATCACTCTGAATCTTCCGGTGAATCCTCCCCGTAGCCAAGGCCATCCCTCGTTGGCTCGACTACCATCGGAACTCCCCTTCTTCCGTGAAGAATTCTCATCAGAAGTTCGTCCCCCTTGCTTCTTTTTGCCTCCTTCTCCGGCGGCGTATCGCTGGGCTTCTTCGATGAGTCGCTGCTTGTTGATTTGGGGTCGTTCATACCACGGCTGGTCCTTGTGTTCCGGTGGTGGATTTGAGACAGAAAATCCCTTTGGCACCACACTGGTTTTATTTCGGGTTCCCCCAAGATATTCCGAAAACATCTTGAACTCAGGGATCGAAAATTTAATGCTTTTTGGCGAATCCTTGACACCTGCTGGGCAGGTCCATTCTATGTAACGCTCACCCTTTTCGTCACGACCATATCGTGCGCCGTACTGGTAAGCAGCATATTCGCCCTGTTTTGCCTGCACACCGGCCAAAACATTGTCCTGACCTTTTGCATCTTTCAGGATAGCATCCAGCGTTCCATGGGACGCTTCCTGCTCCGAAGCTGACACCCAGCTTTCCCAATGATACCTACCAATGCTGATGTCACGGCCAACCTTTTTGCTGATCTCTGCAAGCCGTTCCTTCAGCGCATCCTCAATCGCCTCGTAATACATGATGCCACGGACACCTTCGCCAAGCCGGTTAAGCGCCGAATTTTTGACATCACTTAGGCCGTCATACAGATTGTAATCCTTAAATCGGCCATCGTCCCACAGGTTTCTCATCTGGACCCGGTCGAGAACCATGACATCGTCAAATCCTGCGACAAGCAGGGTGAACGACACCACTTTGTTGTCGATTCCGCAGCCTTCGCCAAACTTGGAGAATTCACGCCTGATGCCACGCCCCGTTTGATTGGGGTCGCACATCATGTCGTGAAGCTTTTGGAGATGGCTTACGCCGTTCTCGTCTTTCTGCGACAATTTCCATAAAAAGTTGCGACCAAATGCTCCAAGGTTGTGCGTTGATCCAGCACCCGGAATTCCCTGCTGCGCTGGAGCAACGGTTTTGACCCACTCTTCGTAAGCGGACGGGCCACGCTTTGGCTCCATGATCGGTTCGCCGGTTTTCTTATCCTTCATAATCTTGCCTTGGTGCATTTTTGGCACCATTACAACTTCGCCATTCTCGTCAAGAATTTTAGGGCCAAATATGTCGTCTTCTGTCAGTTCGCCGTTTGCGGCCTTGTTGATCCATTTTTCCGCACCAGCGTATGCGTCGATAAAAAGCGATTCCTGAACATACGGGCTAACACCCCGTGAAAGAATCGACCACAAAAACAGCTTGGCTGTTGTCGTAACGCCCACTTCGCCGGATGTGTACAAGTCACGAAACTCTTTGGCGTTTCTGAATCCGTGATCAGCATCTTTTAATTGTCCCGGTTCCAACTTCACAAGCCGGTCTGCCAGCGTGCCATCTGAAAGCTTTTTCAAGAAGTTGAACGGTGGGATTGGCACCGTTTTGTTTTTGTACGCCGCTGCCTGAAAAGCATTCCAAGAGTCGATGTCTTTCCAAGGCTCTGGATGTTTCTCCCGAATTTTGTCCAACCCATCCAATTGTCTTTGTGCATTCATGTCCTTGGTTTCAGCAAGGATCGCCGCAGGCCCCTTGGAATTAACCTCAGCAAGCTCTGCTTCGGAAAGCTTGGCACTCATGTTCAAGTTGGGATGAAGCTGATGTGCCTCCTCTGGACCGGCATGATGGTATCGGCGTTGAGATGGCTTTTCAACAGCCTGTCGCATCGTTGCGTTCCCAACAGGCTTGTAGAACTGCGAGAAGTGTGCCTCTTCCTCTTCCGGTGTCATTTCAGGTTTTTTTGACTCAGGCTTTGCAGTAAACTGGCCACCATGCTCTCCACCCGCAGGATTGCGTGGATGGTCGTCTTCCCTGAATTCCTTGACCACATACTCGCTGTATTCGGGCATGAACGATTTCAAGGCAGAGCCGAAACGCTCCAGCATCTTGGCCTTGGGGGCATTCCAGTCAAATGCTTCCACAGTTTCACGCTCCTGACCCAAAGACAAAGACTTCACATCAATTCCAGAATCGACCATGACTTTTTTTATCGCCGAATAGGGTTGAAGTGCCATACGCAGCCTGTCATCAATTTGACTGCCTGCAATCATGCCCTTGGACAAGTGAACCAAAACAGCTTCAGGATTGGCCCCGATGCCAACCCACGACCACTCGGTGACTTCTGCATTCTCAATGCGATAGCCGCCCGGTTTGCCAGTCTGGCTCATACGACCCATGCCAAGCATTGGGCTGGATGTGAGCGGTGTGGCCCGTTTTACGAGGAACCCGATAGAGGTAGAGCGCAGGGTTCCGTCAGCCACAAGGTGGTAGATTTGCTCAGACTCTTTCGACTTGCTGCTGAAATAGCAGGTAGCCGTAGTCTGCTCTGGGGTCACGATGATCGTGGACCTGCCCTGCTGGTCCTCGGATTTGCCGATTGGCACAGGCCACGCTTGGTGATTGAAGAACACGACTGGATTGCGCCGATAGTTCGTGAAATCCAGCCCTTCCTGCAATACCACATCCCCATCACGATCAATCATTGGGGTGGAGATCACGGCTGTCGCCGCCATGACCCTGTCGTCGGTGACGATCTTGTCAGACACCCTGTCAATCGCAAGCAGGCTGTCCTGCCCATCCACCCGGTACACACGGCCAGCACGCTTTTCAACAGAACGGGTAAACAGGTTCACGGTATTCTCCTTTTGATTCATTGCAAACAACCCGGTGGCAGTTCCGCAAACGCTGGCCTACTCTGCCTCGATTGTCTCGTCGCCTTCCGAGTCCTGATCAGGCATATCTTCCTTGAAAACTTCCAAGGCGGCACACATGCAGTTTGGGTGCCGTGGAGGTGCGTCGATGATGTCATACGGGCCAAGTCCATCGTTCAAAATCTCAAACGGTTGGCCGAGTGGAACGATCTTGCTCTGGAGAGCCTTGCACTTAGGACACGCATCAGAACTTGCCAGCCACTGCAAGCCGCCGACCACATCAGATTCAATCGCTGTCTCAATCTGGCCCTGATGATAGGCCCTGCTCGACTCGGTCTGTGCGATCATCAGCGCCCGCTCTGGCGCAAAAATCTCTGCCAGCCTGCTCGACATCTGCGGGATTCCCTCACCCTCACGAATAGCTTCTTGAATTTCATTCCGTGCCACCTCGACCACTGCCCGCCTGCGGTTTGGCACTACTGGTAGCGGTTTTACAGCCTCTGGCTTGCCTGCCGCCTCTGCCGCCTCGTTCTCACGCTGAATAGCTTCACGCCGCCGAATGACAGACTGCCTGATCTCTTGAATCAGCTGATCACAGCGCTCGACTGATGCGTCAATGGTCGATGCCGCAAGCCTGAATGACAGCTTCCTGACAGCGTCCATGACACGCTTGGAGAGCAGATTCCATGCGATGCCCAGCACAGCACGCCACGAACGCCTGCCGGATGCCTTGATCACATACTCGTAACGCTCACGGCTGATTGACTTGGCCTTGGCCAATTCTGGTTCCTTGGCCTCCATCTGATCGGCGATGCGTTTCATCATCGCCATGGCCCCGTCCATGGCGTACCTGCCCAGCATGTCGTTGAACACGCTCTCCAGTTCAGGACGAAACTTGGACAGGTCAGGGGTCCGCCCACGCATCACCGCAACACGGGCGACACGGGACTGCTTCAGCATGATTTTCGCAAGACGATTGGCCAAATCCTTGCCGGTTGGCACAATCTGGCCATGCTCGCGATCACGCACATAATTCATCTTTTATCACCGTCTTTGTCGTCTTCGTTGTCTGACTTGGTGAAAACATCGTACAGGCACATCAGGCCAGTCATAACAAGGCCGATTAGTACCATGTTGGCGATTGCCTGAAATGCTTGACCCATCATCCACCACCCTTCGGCTTACGCTTTTGGGTGCCGGGAGGCGGTGGTGCCTTTGCTGGCTCCTCATCGCCTTGGTCTTGCTCTTGTTCTTGGCCCGGCTGGCCCGGTTGCGTTTGTTGCGGTTGCTTGCCAAAAAGCATGTCCATGAACTGGTTGCCTTTGGCCTCCATGGGCTGTCCGCCGACCATCGGGTCGTTGCCCTTGTCGTCGTATGGGCTGCGTCCACGCTCGGCTCGGATTTCGTTGGGCGTGATTGCACCTGCCGCAAAGTCTGCCTGCATGTCTGCGGTCTTTTGGCCGGGATCATCTGGCGTGATGTCGTCCCAATAAATAATCAGCCTGTCGTCAAATCGTTTGGCAAGCTTCTCGGTGGCCACTTGGCCAATGAATGACAGTTTGGGCCGAATGGTGCGGGTGATGAAGTTGGCTGTGGCTGCAACCATGCTGGCGTAGTTCACCTCCTCGGTGATGCCTGCAATCGACTTGCCCACCCGATGCACTGCCATGACCCAGTCTTTCAACTGATCGCCAGACGATTGGAAATCCATTTCTCTTGGGCTGCGTGTCACATTGTTGGCCGAAACGCCCGGTGGAAGCACCAATGGCCTGTCGTACTTGTTCTCGCCTCGTGCCCGTGCGTCCAGCCGTGCGTACAGGTTGTCGATGTAGCTCTGCGGTGGGTCTTCCATGTCCTTGTCAAGTTGCATGACAAAGCCCGGCCAGATGCCGTTTTTGAACGAATACCAGCGTGTGGCATCAATGCTCTCGGCTGCGTCAATCCACTCGGCAGCTGCCGCCATAGGGGCATGGCCATCAATCTTTGACAAAGGGTTCTTGTACTTGAAGCTGATGATCTCATCGGCTGGGAAGTTGATCATGCGTGCAGCGCCGGGTGACCCATACGGCCTGACTTGGTAGTACTCAATCAGCTTGCCATTACCCGACATGGGCCACACCCAATGGCTTGGAAGCACCCACAATTCGGCAGGCACTCCAAGCTTGTTGTTGACCACCCACCAGTAGGCGTTGCCGGTGAGTTCAAGGAACATCATAGTCTCAAACCAAAAGTCGAACGCCACATCAGGCTCGTTGGGGTTTCGCAGCAATTCGCACAATGGGTGGTGGGAATCGACTGGTTCCAATTCTTCGTGCGCCTGCGTGTGGGCGATTGCCTTGCGCCGCTCACGGCCACTCAGCACCTTCATGCCCTTGGACATCGCCTCTTCACGGCCACGAATCGCCGCAACCCTCGGTGGGTGGCAGGCGACCTCCTCAGCGATAGCCTTGATGGCGATGTACGACCAGCCCCGATAATGCCGTACCTGCTCAAGCCTGTCTGCGGTCCATGCCCCCGGAAAGCCCATCGATCCGCCTGCCATAAGCAATTCGGCAAACTTCTTGGACCCCTCGCTTTCTTGTTGGGGGATGCGGAATCGGAAGCCGGACTTCACGAATCGAACGGCTTTTTCCCAAATAGACTTCTGCTGCGGCATGTCTGCGCTCCGGTGTTCCGATGGAATTCATCCTAACTTGACTGGACGGCTGCGGTAAAACCGCACGGATCAGGTCCAGACTTGGAACACTCGCTTGCGAATCAATGCAAGACGATTAAATGCCCCAGAAGACGCATCAACCTGATCCAAATACTCGCCGCCCGGAAATGCTGAAAGTTCGTCTAAATAATCGCCATTCCATGCAGATTGCAAGAGCTTGACATTGCCAGCCTCGGCTTGCGCCGCATAGGGCTGCGCTCGTGTCACCTTGTCGCCTGATGGGCGGTCCACAAATATTTTGAATCCTGCCAGCTGCTTGATAGTGAATTCAGCTGATTCTTTGCCACCCGATCCGGGTTCTTGCTCGACCACGATCTCCACATCCCCGTATTTCTCACGGTCTGCGATGCTGGTCTGGAGAATCAGGTTGTTTCGTTTGTGGGCCGAAAGCTGGCCCCTGATCACATGCTCGACAAAGTATTCGCCATCGTCGGTGTTAGACATCAGGACCCCGCAGGTGTAAGCGCCACCATTGTCGGTTCCTGCCTTGTCCCAGTACCTGACACGACGGGCCTTTGCTGGGGCTGCATCGACGATGCCGAACCAATGCCTTGCGAACACGCCTGCGTTGAATTCAATGAATTCGCCTTCCAGTTCCTGAGCCGCCATCATCGTCGTGTACTGGCCACGGATGACATTTTCAAAGGTGTCTGGCAAGAACACATTGTCACGGGTGGCCGACCTGAACAGGCTCGTGTTGTCGGCCTTCATGCCGAAAACCTGATAGGTCCAATGCTGTCTGCCCTTGGGCGTGAATGTGGCTGTGAGCCAACCTTGTTCTCCAGCTTCCCGCAAACAGGCGATGGCGATTTCGTAAGCCTCTTTCTCGATGTACGAGGCCTCATCCATCCACACGCCCGACAGGTTCGGTCCACGCAGTTTGTTGGGGTTGTCTGCCGATCTGAACAGGATTTCTGCCCTATTCGGCAGGGTGGCGACAAAACGGCTGCGGTTCATGGAATAGGTCAGGCCAAGCGTTTCAGCATGGGCCGTAAATGAGCGCAGACTTGAATCATTCAGCATGGGGTAGGTGGGCGCCACGATCATGTACAGCCTGCCCGGCTGTGCCCGTCGCAGGATGTCGTAGGCACCCACAAACGACTTCCCAGCACCACGCCCTCCAGTGAAACCACGGAAGAGCGAATTGCTTTTGAGGAACTCCATCTGCGCCGGATGGAACCTGATCACCTTGGGCGCTTGTTCAATCATTGGCCTTCCCCTTGGCCTCTTCCCGGCTGGTCACGACCTGCTCGACCACATTGATGATCGGACTGGTCACGCCGCCGCCGGGCGTGTTGCCATCCTCAAGGCCCATCAGCTTGTCGATTCTGGACTGTGCGTCCATGCGGTCCCGAAGCGTTGAATCAGGGCCATTCAGCACAGATTCGTAGAACTGAAGGCTGTCGATCTGGTGTTCCGCACGGGTCTTTCCCGACCTGTCTCGCAATTTAGCCTTCGCACGAGAGAGGTAGTCCTCGACGGCCCTCGCCGTGACATTAAACTTTTTCTTCATCAATCGCTTGATGTCACACTTGTAAATCCTTCTACACAAAAGGAATTCGGCGTACGCAACCCGCTGTTCGTATTCTTCGACCGTAGGCTTCACATACGGCTTCCGGTCCTTTTTTTTGGGCTCTTGTTCGTCCATGGATGGTTACTCCAGATGGTCCTCGGCTATGTCTGGACCCTCGCCGGACTGCCCCAACATGGCTGTCAGGAACTTGCCATCGATGTACTTGCTCACGGTGAGGTCTAGTGCCGCATGGAACTTGATTCGTTCTTCAAAGTTCTTGAAAATGATCACGGAGAAGAAGTCCACATCATCTTCTTCATTGCCAACCGCCTTGTGGCTGGTCTTCTCCATCATGTCGTACGCTTCCCGCAGCTTCTCTGCGGCCTTCTCAAGCTCTTCCACACTGGACTCTTCCAACGGGTTGGAGCCGAAAAGCTGGTAGATGTGGCCCATATCAAAGCCAGTATTTTCGTAGTCGATCTTATCCTTACGGTACAGGCTTTCCAGCCGCTCAAGGTCCCAGTCACCTTGCGCCTCGCCGTTGTTCAGGAACACATTTTGTTCCTTCTCGGTCTTCTCGTCCATCTCCACCTGCGCCACATCCAGCAGGTAATCATCCGACCGTTCCAAGGCATCCAGACTGGCGATACGCTGGTGTCCGCCGACGATATTGCCTGTGGTCTTGTTCCAGATGATTGGCTCAATCAGGCCCACACGCTTCAGGTTGTCCCGAAGCTTCTTCTTGGCCTTCTCGCTGATGGTGCGTGGATTGTACGGTGCGTTTTGGATGGAACTGCGATGAACCTGTGTGACTGAAAACTTTTGAAACTTGGACAGCGCCGCAGCCGAAGTGTCAGCCTTTTTTGCTGACTTCTTTTCCTTTTGTGGCTCTGCCTTTTCTGTAATCTTTTCCAATTCCGTACCACTCTCGCCGGTATACAGCTGCTCTGACATAGGGATAAACCCTCTCAATCTTTCTAAAGTCATCCGGGTGATTGTCATAAATCCAAAGCAACGAATCAGGGTGAAGGTCCACGCCAGCGCCCTTGGCCCCCATGTCGATGCTTTCTTGCGGCACCGGAATGTTCCGTGCCTTTAGGTAGGCGTACACATCCCACTTGTTCCAGTCATCAATGGGGTGCATTATATTTGCCTTGTTCCGCACACTCCAGATGAACCGTTTGCGCCACAGACCATCGGACTTCTTGCCACCATTGATGATTAGATTTATGCCGGTTTGCAGGTGTAGCATGGAATACAATTCAGGCAATTTCACTTCCGGCAGGTCATCCAGATGGTGTGGCCGGGTGCAAAACAATTCCTCTTTTATGTAGGCGTAATTCGCCCAATGCGGCACATGGATCACTTTAACGCCGAATCGGCGCTCTGCCTCTTCCAGCCTCTGGTCGATGAATGACAGGCCGGGCACAAGGTACATGAAGAATGGGACCACCTCGGTGAACCCAGACCGCAACGCCAAGTCTAAGCAAACGGACGAGTCCTTGCCGCCAGAAAAGGAGACAAGGACTCTGGGGTGACTCTTGGCCGCTTCACGCAGTTTGTCAGCCGTACCGACGAAGACGCTAGTGGCCATGTGTCACCTATTAACCAGCACGCTTTTTAGCGGTTTGATACATAGACCCACCCGTCTCATTGGCAGTACGGTCACCTTGGTACATCGACCGTGCGCTTGGGCTGGGGGTTTTGCGCTTGGGTGCTGCGGCAGGATTTTTCTTCTTTGCGCCACCCTTCTTGGGCTTCAGGTTGCCGTATCGGTCAACCTTCGGGTCACGAAGTCTCTCAAGTACATTCTTTGCTTTACGAGCCATTGATGAATCTCCGGTTTGGTGCCAAACTAGGGGTTATCCCCCTCAAACCTAGTTTCACTCAATTTCTGCAATTTAGCCAAAC